ATCCGTCGCCGTAAGGGTGAGATAGGCAAACGTACTTGAACTGGCCGCAGCACCATTGATAGCTCCATTGACATTTAAATCTAAATTAACTGTGGCATTACCTCCTACAAATAAATTTTCTTGGATACCTGTGCCACCAACCACTTTTAAGGCACCAGAATATTGGTTAACCGAACTGGTCGTGGTGTTGATAGTGACGGAGTTGTCACTAGCATTCAAAGTAACGGGATCGGCTGTGCGTCCACCCGCAATTAATTTGATTGGTATACCGGTGTTGGCTGACAAGTATCCCACACCGGCGTACACCGTATTACCACCAGTGTTACCATAACCGATGTTCATCCGAGTGGTACCGGAATTATCCAGAATTTGAATCGCACTGTTGCCAGTACCGTTAGCATTTTGTAATTGAATGACATCTGAATTTGTACTGTTCAGGATGCTCGAGACACCACTACCATTAACTCGGAATGTCCCGCTAACATCTAGTGTATAACTAGGTGCGGTGTTAGCAATACCTACGTTTCCACCAGTCGTGAAGATGGAACCTACGGTATTGCTATTAAAATTGGCAACTAACCCTCCACCAGAAATTAGTACGCTACCAACAGTACTGGAACCAGTTACCAATAAAGTTGTTGTGGAGGTACCGCTCGCCCCCATATTGGTAGCAAAAACACCGGTTCCACGCAAGTTCGCAGTGCTAATGGTACCGGTTACCAGAACGTTACTTGAAGTTACGGCTACCAGCGTAGTGTTACTCACTGTTTGATTCGCAACTACTAGATTAGTTACAGAATTATTAGTAACATTTGCATTGACAGTTACCACATTACCAATTGAACTGTTTGTTACTGACAAATTGCCACCGGTGAAAAGTGTGGCATTTACTGTACCTAAGACATCAAGTGCGGAACCAGGACTTACAGTACCGATACCCACATTACCAACGGAGTTGATAATCATTCTAAACTTGTCTTGTGTTGCATCGTATAGGGCAAAGGACCTGCTCCCAATCGTAGCGTTTGATGAACCACCCAACGCTAAATTATATTGATGATTGTTGGACGTATTCCTCAAACTCATAGTAGATTGCCATGTATCAGAACTTGATACCCTAAAAGTACCATTAACATCCAAAGTATTAGCAGGTGAATTAGTTCCGATACCAACATTACCACCTGTGGTGAATATATTCCCTATGGTATTTGAGTTATTTAATGCACTTAATCCACCTGCCACAAACATATTTTGGGCAAAAGCAGCTCCTCCAGCCACGGTCAAGGCTCCACCGGCCGTGCTGCTAGTAGCGAGAGCAGAAGCATTGATGCTCAAACCACCGTTCTGAAGTATGACTGCTCCGATGCTAGAATTAGTGGAGCTACTGGTGGCGTAGATTGTCAAATTACCAGTACCACTGGCGGTGATACGAGCATTGCTTCCGGTGATTCCCACGGTATTGTAATCATTAACAAATTCCAAAGAGTTGGCGATATCAATTACTTTGTTGGAAATACTCATAACTGTTACGAGTTCACTTACTATTAATCAGACAATAAAATTTTTTAAAATTACACTACACACACACTTAAGTGTTCCCAATTTGTTATTATTCTGCTAATTGTGGAATAACACCAACATTCGTGGGATAATACCAACATTTGTGGAATAATACCAACAAACATTAACTATACTCACCAGACACTTTTGTTACAGACAATTTCATTTCTATATCGTGTAAAATATCATTTTGAAGAACAGAAGACAATGCTCTCTTTACGTTTTCTTTGTTTAGTTCTTTGCGCAACTCTTTCAACGCGCAATCAAAGTTACAGGTCGCTTGGTCTTTCACTTCCACTACGCATTCTTTTAGCTTTCTCTTGAGCGCGTTCAATACAGGATCGCTTAGCAGTTCGCACGTATCTCGCAATCCTTTTATAATATTTACAACTTTTCCATCTTCGTTTTCATATACAATGTTGTATGTAGGTGGTTTTTTGGAAATGTATTTTACTGGAATGTTTTCTGGGTGTTCCTTGTCACATATCATTGTTTTTACATAATCTGACAATAGGATATTGATCGTATCTTTATCCTTTGCTTTCAGCTTACCACGTTCATCCATAATATACTTTTCTATCAAAAATTTCATTTTAGATGGTTCTATTACACTAGTGTCCAACCGATTGACTGGATTTACTTGAATTTCAATATTGATGTTGAAAAAGTTTTGACTTGAATTGATTAAAACGTTGTTCTGATCACCATGTACATTTAGCTCTCGAAAATCTTCCTGGGCTTTTTCAACTTTAGCTTGGACCTCCTTTTCCATTTTTTTGTAGACATCGTAAGCGGATAATGCCTCGAACGCTTTGCATTTGTTCTGTTTCAAATGTCTTTCGAGATTGAATTTCTGTGAAAATTCTGATTCGCAAAACATACAATGAACTGACATCCTTATTTCTTTTACGTTAATTATTGACAACTTTTGTTATATTTAAACGAGAAAAAGCTAAAACGTATATCCCTCCTGGTACTCGTCACTTTAATCTAATTTTCCTCCTGAATTAAGATGATATATTTTGTTTATTGATAAAAAAATATTCAAAAGAAACCATTTTTTGACACAATCGCAAAACCACTAGGAGGATGTAAATTGAAAAGGGGGAGGAGAGTGTGTAGTTTTCTTGTTGTTGGAACTGTTGATTCTAAAATGTTTGTTTTTTGTTGTTGCAACTTTTGTCAACTTTGTTTAGCGAGATTTTTGGTTGTTACAAAATAATCAAAGAAGAAAATTGCAAGATACAATCACATCATAATTACATCTTACATACCATAATCATCGTCGACATCTCGTTCCTCCTCGTGGTAAATACCCATGGTCTCGTACATTGTCTCTTTCATCCCAAAATCAAACGATGAAAAGTTAATTGTGTACAAAACTTTCAAAATCGAAACCATTTTTTGACACACTCGCAAAACCACTAGGAGGATGTAAATTGAAAAGGGGGGGGAGAGTGGGTAGCTTTTTTGTTTTTGGAACTGTTGATTCTGAAATTTTTGTTTTTTGTTGTTGCAACTTTTGTCAACTTTGTTTAGTGAGATTTTTTGTTGTTACAAAATAATCAAAGAAGAAAATTGCAAGATACAATCACATCATAATTACATCTTACAAACCATAATCATCGTCGACATCTCGTTCCTCCTCGTGGTAAATACCCATGGTCTCGTACATTGTCTCTTTCATCCCAAAATCAAACGATGAAAAGTTAATTGTGTACAAAACTTTCAAAATCGAAACCATTTTTTGACACACTCGCAAAACCACTAGGAGGATGTAAATTGAAAAGGGGGGGGAGAGTGGGTAGCTTTTTTGTTTTTGGAACTGTTGATTCTGAAATTTTTGTTTTTTGTTGTTGCAACTTTTGTCAACTTTGTTTAGTGAGATTTTTTGTTGTTACAAAATAATCAAAGAAGAAAATTGCAAGATACAATCACATCATAATTACATCTTACAAACCATATTCATCGTCGACATCTTGTTCCTCCTCATGGTAAATACCCATGGTCTCATACATTGTCTCTTTCATCCCAAAATCAAACGATGAAAAGTTAATTGTGTACCACATTGTTAAAATCGAAACCATTTTTGACACTCTCGCAAAACCCCCTAGGAGGATGTAAATTTAAGAGGGGGAGAGTGTGTGTATTTTTTTGTTTTTGGAACTGCAGATTCTGAATTTGTTTTGTTGTTGCAACTTTTGTAAACTTTTTTTGAACTTTTTGTAAACTTTTTGTAAACTTTCAATCAACACAACACACATCTATAAAAATGACAATACAATACACAAGAATGTTGAAACGTACACATTACTCCTTACTGCCAGTACGTAAATTACTTAAAAATAATATGCCACCAATCATTAAGTCAAAGATTCCTGATTGTAATGGAATTCCCCAAAAAACCCAAAAATGTATGGGTGGACTACTGTAAAGCAAATAATGTGGTCATTTGGCAGCGGGACTTGAATCCCAACGGTCCCGCAAAAATATTGGTGGCAGACAGTTATCAAAATATATTCAACAAAATTCAAGCGGGAGAAAACAATTATTATGAATATTGGCTGCCTCATCAATGTTACAAATTGTATATCGACTACGACCGGAAAATCAAACTGACAGAAGCATTAGAACAACACGATAAAAATCGACAAGGCAACCGTGCTTTAGACACTGAAGTATCACATAAAAATGACATAGTGAACATTATTAATCACGTGCAGTCGGTACTTCCCAATATCACAGCAATCCATATTATGAAGTCGATTCCTGACACGGAGAAAAAAAGTTATCACATCATTTTTGAGGGCCGGCATTTTACTTCGCGACTGAATATGAAGAAATTTGTGGAAGAGCAAATCCGACCCAAGTTCAAGACATTATTTGAAAAGAAAATATTTGACAGTAGTGTCTATGACGATCGTTGTTTTCGGTGTCTATTGTGCACAAAGAAATACGAAGACGCGCGGCCCTTGTACCTCCTGGACACACATGCTTTCTTAACTGAATTTAGAGAGGAACCGTTATCATTAGAAAACACTAGCTATGAGTTATTCTTAAGGACGTGTATAACTTATATTGAAGACACATCCGAACCGTACAATTACAAACCAACGGAAAAGAAAAAAGATAACAACAAAAAGTTACATCTTATTAATGATGGTGACATTTATTCGGACAAGGAGATCATACGTAAGTACCTAGACATTCTAGATCCAGACCGATACAACGACCGAAACAAGTGGCTCAACGTGGGATACATTTTACATTCGATTAATCGGGAGTATTCTGACTTGTGGCACTATTTTAGCTCTAAATGGGAGCGTTACAGCGAGCGCGATGCTGACATTGCCTGGGATTCATTTGAAAATTCGGAATACATTTATACTATCCACAACCTGATGCACTTGGCTAAAATTGATAATCATGATGACTACTCGGAACTGGGAGCGGAAATTCCTAATCATGACATCAAGTATCTACGTCCATTTGACAACATTATTTCCAAACTCATTTATCGACTGTATGGAGAAAAGTTTGTATGTAGCAATCCAGAAAAAAACGAATGGTACTACTTTAATGGTATTCGCTGGATCAAGGAGAACAAGTCGTTTAATTTAAGAAAACTAATGATAAGTGAAGTCTTTGCTAAAGTGGAGAATTATCGTAAGCAGTTACTGCGCGAAGCTGCCAGTGAAGAATTGGTCAAGAATTACCACAACATCCTAAAAATATTAGGTTCTGGATTCAAGTTAAATTGTTTGGAACTTGAGTTCTATAATTCCAACTTTTACAAGATTATAGACCAGAACCGTGACTTGCTGGGGTTTGAAAATGGTGTTTATGACCTGACAAGTTTCGAATTTCGTAAGGGAACAAGCAGTGATTACGTTTCCATGACAACCGGATATGAGTACATCTCATACACACACGATTCACCGGAATACACCGAGTTATTTGACTTGTTATGTAAGATTTTGCCGCATAAGGAAGTGCGTCATTTTACCTTGAAATCGTTGGCTAGTTGTTTGGATGGTCACATTCGCGACGAGAATTTTTATATTTATTCAGGAAAAAACAATACGGGTGGCAATGGTAAAAGCACGGTTATGGACCTATTACTCAAGTCCCTCGGTGATTATGCTTGTGTTTGTCCGGTTACCTTAGTTACGGCTAAAAGGGAATCGGCTAATAGTGCTAACAGTGCTTTGGCCAATATCAGAAATAAGCGAGCGGTGATTATGCAAGAACCAGAGTCCAATGAGATGATTCAAGCTGGTACGATGAAAGCGCTCACTGGTGGGGATCGCGTCTCAACAAGGGAACTTCATTCGAGTCAGATGGAATTTAAACCGCACGCCAAGTTTTTCATGTGTTGTAACAAAATTCCGACCATGAGTGATATTGACGGTGGGGTAGTGCGTAGAATTAAAATAACGGAGTTTGTCTCGAGGTTTGTCGAGGAACCAAGTGCAGAAGCTCTTGAAAAAGGCATTTATGAGTTCAAGATTGACAAGGATCTGAAATCAAAGTTGGATAGTTACAAGTCGGTGTTTATGAGCGTTCTTATTGATTACTACAAGATATACCGTGAGGAAGGTTTGTTCCCACCAGAGCCAGTACAACAAGTGACCAAGAAATACGAAAACGACAATAATATTATAAAGCAGTTTATTGACGAAAACGTGATCGCGGGGTCTAAACACGAATCTATTACCAAAGACCAACTAAAGGATATCTTCAAAGTGGACTACACCTTGCGCAGCACATTTCATAAGTTTACTGCATTTTACAAACAATTAGAGAATGCGCTGTGTGTGGAATTCAAACCAGACAAGAAGAATGTGTCCAAGATTATAGGTTGGAAAATCCGAGATCACAACGCCGAACAACAAGAGGACGATCTAGGAGAAACGGACGGTGAAAGTCAATGAAATGTATTGTTTGTTGAGCGTCAGTTTTTATTTAAAATTTTAGCTAATAGAAATATTAAAACTAATAAAAATATTAAAATGGACCGCTTTGCCGTTGTAATACCAGAAACTATCAACTTTACTGAATTGGTCAAGAATAGTCATACAGCACTCACTGGATTTTCAATCAAAATTGATAGACACATTGAAAACAGAGTTTACTGAGACACAGCAACAATGGTACGTTGCAAATTATATACTTACATGCATTATCATCCAACAAACGACTACCCAATCAACTTGGAAAACGTTTATAAAATGATTGGCTTTGCCAACAAAGGCAATGCTATGAAAACGATCAAAAATAACTTTACAAAGAATGAAGATTATAAAGTTACGCTTTTGAAAGTTGTTTTCGACAACAAATACAAATACGAGTATGTTAATGAAAATACTAATGCTTAGGCTCTCAGACTGCAACTTCTATCAAAAATATGACAACAGTGATCTTTAATTCGGATACAGAATAGCCTTGACGCACCAAACTACAACATACCACAAAAAAATGAATTAATGACTGTAATGGTTGATTATTGATAGTCATAAAATAATCACAATGTCACAAAAAGTACAACCATCTGGAGACCAAATTCAGTCAAGTTCAAAAACCGAAGCTCTGACTATTTTAAATAATGTCAGTCACACCTCTTTCCACGCGTCCAACTTCAAATACGAGTATTGGACATTTTATACAATGTGTCCTGATACTGGAAGTAGTGTTCTTAATAAATTGGAATCAAAAACTGGTACGATCCAGATTAGATGTTTAATGGACTCCCAACTCATCACGCAAGCGGTCGAAGACTATTTTCATCACCGATTTGTATTATCAGACACCAGAAAAGTCACGTGTGTCAGGGACATCAGCGCCTTTGTTAACCAGTACAAACAAGACATCCTGCATTCCGTCGAGTGTCAACAAAAAACTAAAACGACGATAGAAGAATTAGAGAAACTTGTGGGTTCTCATACAAGCATTGCAGGAACTGAATGGGGATGGTACATTCGTTCTAAGAAATTATTTCTAAAAATCTTCGTGGATATCTACAAAGATCCGGATACACCAGTTATTCGTTTAGACACATTAACAAATCCGAACCGAAGTAATACAAGTAATTGGCAAAAGAAACTTGTCAAACAGAAGCAATTATGGACCTTTATCAACAAGTACAAAGACGTACTTGAAGATAAAATAGAACTTATTCCTACCCCGAATCCAATCCGTGAGATTATCACCCAGAAGCTAGCCGACCTTCAGATAGACGAGATAACCGACTCTAATAAAGACAAATACAAGATCCATCGACAATATGAGCATCTATTCATTCGACATTCCAAAGAGAAACGTATTGCTTATCAATCTTGTAAACCACCTGAAGACAAGTACAAGTATGTTATGGATCTGGACTAGGAATCAATACACAAAGTATACAATTACAAAAGTTACAAGAAATTCTCAATAAACGTATAGTACAAGAACTAGAATAAATTTTCAATAAACGTAGATCCCAAAAAGTTGCAACTTCAAAAAAAAATATGGCAACGCCGATCCAAAGACAGAAAAAATAACAGCGCTTGTCCTAAAATCTTAAAAACATTACAAACAACACTAGTACAATGAGTTTGAATGGGATATATACGAAGAAGAAGTATATGAATTCCGGAATGTACTGACAAAGAATAATATGCATAAGGCTTTGATATGTGTGCTACGAAACGATATATTGCTTGACGTTGAAATACAGCTAACATTACACCAACTATACAAAGCTAAAAAATACCCAAACTGCATAGATTATCAAGTTCAATAAACAACTCTAATTTTATAAATACCTTTGGCTATCATAACGGAGATAGCAGTAAAAATAAATTTACCTAGCACTTTATTAAAAGGATCCAACACAGACCCTGTTTTGAATCCCTGTAAGCTATAACTTGGGTAAATAAAAAACTCCAAGGCAACTACAATAAATGAAGTCATGAAAATATCTAAATCTACACCAATGTTGAAAGAGCTGCTTTCAATATAACGAGCTAGTAAAAACGAACCGCTCACAATTACCCCAGCCAAAACAATTCTCCAAAACCACACATTTTGATAGGGGAAATAAACTACTGGATACAAATAAATTAATCCAGATTCGATGACAAACATTGTGATGGCAACCAGAAAGGCTAAAAGATAATCATCCGTTGTTAACGACATGTTGTTGTGTACGAGTATGTTATTAGAATGATAGACGATTTTTTATTTTTGGATATATATCTAATCGGTGGTATGAATGTACAAGTATGGTAAACACCCGTGAAAGCAGTGCATCGGAATCTAATATAATGTGTGTATATTTTAATGACTTGCTTGAAGCATATCCAAAATTTTCCAACTCTCAATTACAATACAAAAACGATATAGTTGTATTGTACTTGTGCATGACTGTCATCAAGTTAACTAAACTTCATATATAAGGGTTTTGCTCGAGTTCGTCGTCAAAAGAGTCTGATAGTGGATGTATAGGTCCTTTGGGAACAAACGACTGACTTATATGTTTTAATCTTTTAGATGGTGGTTCAGATTTTTTGATTTGGATTGGTGTTAATGTGGTGTGTCCGGAATGTTCTGACTCCAAATCATTTTTGCTTGTATCAGTGCTTGTCTGTTCATTGCTGTCATCTTTTTGAGCAGAAACAGTGACACAACTTATGGCTTGCACACTGGATGTCTTGGGGTTAAGAGTTTTTTTAAAAAAGTCAGAGTTGAACAACATACTACTATTGACATTGTTAAAATGGTGTTTAGGTTCGTTTTGGGGTAGGTCCAACGGAATGGAGTGGAAAATGCTTGAACTTAGTAGTGGATCATGAAGTGAAATATCCAAAGGTTCATAGGATACCTGCCCACTACCGTTAGAATGATTGTCAGGTGGAAACAATGCTACAGATTGATAAACGGGTTTCCCCACCTTTCTAGTGTATTGTTCATCTAAATGGTCTTGTGTATGACTTATTACAGTATTGGTTGTAGTTTGCAAGGAGTGCGTGTGTGTCGGTATGAAGGGTGAGTAATAGCTGTCATTGGTGGGTCGAGTGGGACTGAAGCTGAACGTGCTTTCTGAATACAATTGACTGAGTTGGTGGTCAAAGTGACGTTCTTCTTGTGTTTTACTGGTATTACTGCTTATACCGCTCCTGCCATTTTCATCCCCTCGTGCAAAGTATTCGCTGTGATACAACGGGATATCAGTTGTTTGTGGACGGTGTTGCGGGTGTGGCCGTCCAAACATCCATGTATACGCTTTTTGGTACAAATTGATGCTGCCTTGTCTGATGCGTGTCCACCAACTATTTTTCCCCTGTAACTTGTTGCGTTCAGGTAGTAAATGTTCAGTGTCTTGTGGATTTTCGGGATCGATACGAATGTACCCTTGTCGGCGGCGAATGAAAGCAACAATTTCATTCCAGCCCCAGGTAACCCACGTCCATAAGTTGGCACAAAAACGTAAAAAATTGTAGATGTAAGAAAAGAAACTAGTGAATCGATACAACACGAACAAAATGGTAAAAATGTACCAAATCATGTTGATTACTGTGTTAAACAAGTAAAGGTCAATCATTGTCACTTTTAATTACTAAACGAAAATTAAAGCAAGAATCGGACGTAAAATATAGAAGCAATAAAAAACTAAATTCAAAAATGGAATTTATTTTGTTTACCATATTTAGTGATAAAAACTGAATGTTATATCAATGTTTGAAATCTATCAACCACATAGCAAAAGCGACAAAGCAGAAATGATGAGTTACAAGAGAAGAACCATACCACAAGGTGACTACACCGCAAGGGACATTAAAGTGGTTTCGGATACTGGAGATTTTCTGCATCTTGATGATGAACAGCTGTTATTTTATCAAGGAGTGTCACCTTATGTAGAACACAGTAAACCCGAGGTTTGTGAACAATCAGAAGATGGATCAGAAGAGTGCGAGGGTACAGAACCATTGGTGGAGGATAACGGATTGGTACAATCCAAGCCGATTGTCATACTACCATCCACATTAAAAAAATACAGAAACGTGTATTGTGTGAATTGTGGTGAAAAAGGTCACATAGTACGCGATTGTGATGGCCCAATCACGAGTTTTGGTATTCTAGCTTTCAAACAAGTAGATAACAAATTACAAGAAAGATGGGATATCAATTCAAAGCTACGAAAGATATTGGATGGTTACAAGCACAAGATTGGAAAAGATAGGGAGTATCCAAAAATAAAGTTTTTGATGATTCAAAGAAAAGACACGATGGGGTACATTGATTTTATACGTGGCAAGTATTCAGATAACGACGAAGAGAAACATAGATTACTCCAAGTGTGTTTACATGAAATGATACCAGATGAGAAAAACAATCTACTGACAAAAACTTTCGATGAATTGTGGTCAGGATTGTGGGTAAATAAAAACAGTAAAACATTCAAGAATGAATATGCTCAAGCCAGGGCTAAATTTGAGAAATTAGACGTGCAAAAGTTGGTATTTAATACAGAAAGTGATTATACACACACGGAGTTTGGATTTGCCAAAGGTAGACGTAACATGCGAGAATCAAACATCGCTTGTGCTGAACGAGAGTTTTTCGAAGAAACTGGGTATACAAAAGAACACTACGAATTCATCAAGTATTATCCCACCATCCAGGAAGAATTCATTGGGACAAACGGAATAAGATACAGACATATCTATTATTTGGTAAAAATGAAAGACAACGCTCCACATCCTAAAGTGGACACTTGCAACATTTTGCAGACCGGTGAGGTTCAGAACTTGGGTTGGTTTACATTCGAAGAAGCATCTGCTATAATACGACCGTATGATACGGCTAAAAGGCGTGTGATAGAAAAAGTAAACAGGGACATTGTTAACATGAATGGCAAATACGTGTGTAGTAATTTTTATTATAACACCAAAAGAAGCAATTTCCAGTTGTCCAGCTCACCGGTTCATGACTACTCAGTGTCAAATTACTGGCGAAGCCATTCGATTTAAAAAGAACCGGCGAAGCCATTCATCCAGTGTTAGTTTAATTTTTATTTTTATATTGCTGGCATGTAATAACGAAAGGAATGATTCAAAATACTATGGTAGTTGGTGTGATAGTGTTGTTTATTGCTTGGTATTATTATCAGAAATTCCAAGAATCCGAACGTGAATACTATCGTTTACACAAACGCTTTACGGAAGTAATTAATGATAATGTACGAATGAAAGCACGCGTACGGGACTTGCAGTCATACAAAAATGATGTGTCTAAAACATTTAAAATTCTGGACAATGAATTGTTGATGATTAATGACCACATGAAAAAACAAAACGGTAATAGTCTAGCTTCTTTGCAAATACAGAGTCAACCGCGACCCAATTTATTTAGGTGGAGTAGTTGGGGGCACAGTACCAACACCAACACTAATACTAATACCAACTCCACGCTAAGAATTCCTCAGAACAGGGTGTCTATATTGACACCGGATGTGTTATCGTCACTTTTCACCAACATGAATCAAGAACGTGTTGAAGGCAATACAAGTCGTAATGACACTGATACGACTAATACTACTAACACTGCTGATACGGCTAATACGGCTATTACGGCTAACAATACTAATGCGCCTAATACTAACAATAATACTTTTGCTTCTAACAATACTACTAACAATAATACTTTTGCTTCTAACAATACTACTAACAATAATACTTTTGCTTCTAACAATACTACTAACAATAATACTATGGCTTCAAACTTGATTGAGTCGACTCCTAACACAAACACCGTGACAAGTGGAAGTGGTGTGCCTGTGACAATAAGTTCTGTAACATATGATATAGGTTACACACCGGGAGATATATTATCTGGAGAGTATGAACAATTTATGATAAATAACAGTACACAAGAATCTTAGGAACTTTTGTAAAAGTTATACGTTAGTTGTTGAATAGAAAAGGAGGTAATTCCTAAATTCTTTTTTCTTGTCAAATAGTAACAAAAAGTCAAATTCAGAAATGCCTAAATATACAATGAGCGATGGTCGTGCTTTCACGGATTATCATCCAGCCTGTACTTTGAACCAACTGCTTCAAGATAAATACAAACTAAGTAATTCACATGATTACCGATACTTTCTGCAGAAAAACGCGGACAAAATCCGACAAGAGACGGTACTGTGCGAAACTCAACAAGAGTGTACAATTTGCCCGGTATGTAAATTAGCATTAGAAGGTAAAAATGCTACAGCAAACAACTAATGGAACTAATGGAACTAATGGTACTAATGGAAGTAGTAGAATACAATTTACAGTTACATTTTTTATTGTGTAATATCAAGATATGATACTATTGATATTAGCAACATTGTTGGCTGTGTACTTTACATTTACTACGATAAATACTTATAGTGAAGTGGTGTATGTGGAGTCGGATTTGGACCAAAAAAATTACATCATTCGCCGTGGCAAATCTAAAACACCACAGTATCTCAAGGAGTCGGCAAACGTATTGTCAGAAATTAATGTGCGTGTGACCAAGTTAGTTCAACATTTACAAAAGAAATACAGCAATGACACTTCTAAGAATTACTGGATAAAGCATTTAAGTAACAATTACAAAGCAAATATCTTGTCAGAAGCTGCTATTGATAGTCGATACACTACGTTTACAATTGATAAACAAGACATACACGTTTGTTTGCGTTCACGTGACCAATCTGAAAAGATATACAATATCAATTTGTTGATGTATGTAGTTCTTCATGAACTGGCTCATTTGTGTAATTACGATCGTTACGATTACCCTATTCAAGGGCATGGAGTGGAATTTGTTGATATTTTTAAAACATTAGTTTCTGAAGCAGTCAATATAGGTATATATGAGTACACTGACTATGCGCGGGCGCCACAAGAGTATTGTGGTATTATGATAAACACAGCCGTGCTACCCCAAGAAAAAATAAATTTTTATCTTGAACAATCACGTAAACTGGAGTAAAAAAATAAAATTGAAATATAATGAATTACTCACTATAATACAATTAAAAAATGGATGCTAAAAGAAGCTTTAATCTTTTCAAACGACGTTCTATGAACAACATGAATTTGAATGTGTATCCTGAAAACGGTCCTGACTTTATAGATTCTGCTGATATTGAGAGTGTGGTTTCACATAGCAACAGCGGAGCAGACGAACAACAAATAGTGCGTCATTTGCGTACTTACTACAACAGTAAGGAAACCAGCAGTCTCAACAGTTGCATTGAATCAACATGCAACGAAGCAAATCAAAAAATTAATAATCAAGACACAAATAAGCTTATAACGAACATGAAGGAAAACGGGAGCAGTTCTTCCACACCGAACTGTAGGATTTGCGACAACAAATCTAGAAGACAAGACAATTACATGATTTTGTCATGTAACCACACGTTTCATGTTTATTGTTTGGCTGAGACCCATTTCAACGATGTTTACAAATTTCACGTCATTGATTCGGAATATTTCGGTACTCGCAAATGTTTGGTTTGTAAGAAACTGATGCAGACTGAAGAACTAATGTTTCTACATTCCAAGTTCTTGAATGGAACTAAAGATAGAATTGAAAATCACAATGCACAAATTGAATCGTTAGAGGCCAAACTAAAAGACATCAAAGAAGATCTTCGTGTTTGCTACGAATACAAACATAAATTGGAACATGAACGGGAAAAGTCAAAACAAATCGTAGCAACTCTTATGACTATGATTTAACACGCAACTGAACACAACTACACAATTACACAAAACTATACTCAACCACTAAGTAAATGTAAGTTTATTGAATAAAGTTATGCCGCGTTTTCTTCTTAATGAACGAATGCTGACAGTTTCAGATTTGGAATCATTATTAATGTTATCGTCATTGGTGGCTGGTTGAACAGATACGTATTTGTTGACGTTATGATTAAGATAGTCTATATAGGAACAAAAGTTATGTAGAAGTTGTCGTTGAAGAATTAGTATGTTTTTTAGTTCTTGTCCAAGTGTGTGTAGTTGATTGGTATTGATAATAGTGAAAATAACCTTGTTGGGTGCTAAATGTTGGTGTTGCGTAGCTAGTAGTTGGGTGTATTGATGATAAATGTCGTTGTATTGTTCCAAGTTCGCCTGAGTCATTTGGATGTAATTTTGCTTGTACGTAAGGTAGTATTCACTGGAATTAATTAATGGATTGTTTGTAGCAATAAGAAGTTGATCAAAGTTAACATCCAGGTATAGTTCTTGAAACCGGTCTGGAGTATTCATTGTTTTTTAGTTACTAGTAACTAAAAAATAATTTCAAAAGTAACACAATTCGTGTCACCACCAAACACAAAAACACTTCAAAAAAATAAGCTTAACACAACATGAACAGAGGTTCGAAACAACGCACATAAGCAATTAGTTTAGTGTACCAAGCTATGGGTTCTTTACCATCGTTGTTACTAGGGTCATCATTGAATTCTTGATATTTTTGGTTATAGGCTTCCCATGCTTGTTTCCATCTAGGTGAATGGGTCAATTTATAAAGTGAAATGCATAATAGTATGATGGTAACAGTGTAACATAATTTGGACCATGTTGTCTTGGATATGTCATAGATAGGGGCGACAATGCGATGTGTGAAGCTTTCCGTGTAATCTAATCCACGCAGTTTGCTTTCAATCATAGAAAGCGAGCATACATTGCTATTACAATACCAATGAACCAAAAGACTGAGCGAAAAAGTAATGTGTAGGATATGTAGGGCTGGCAATTGTGTTAATGGTGCCAAAATTACAAACGCGACCACACACAAATGACAGAACCATATTATGTCAGCAAAAAAGGAATTGAGCGGATAAGTTTTTGGAGTAGTATTTTGAGCAGTAGTTTTCGTATTAGTGTTTTGAGCGGTACTATTGTGTGATTGCTCAGGCGTTTTTTCAGTTGATAGGAGTTGATATTGTTGGTCTTTCGGTCCGTTCATTATGTGAAATAATACTAATCTAATACTATTAATATTTATAAACAAAATAAATGTTACTTTTGGTCGATTACAGAGAAAAATGGTTCTTGCAAAAGATTACAGAAACCAAAACTGAAATTCAGTATAAAGCCACTAATCTAAAAGTTGGTGATTTTATTTTTGTTGACACACACACTGAAACAGTTGGTGGTGGTGCTGGTAACCACGCCGCCCAAACAACCACAGACGCGCCGGAAACTACAACTGAAGCTAACACCCATACACAAACTCATGTTGCTTCTACTGATACTTCCAACAATACATGTACTCCTAATAATGTGCTTGTTATTGAAAGAAAGAGTATACGTGATTTGTGTGCTAGTATTACGGATGGGCGGTTTCGACAACAAAAGGCTAGGTTAACAGAGTCGGTAGGTGATCATGACAAGATAATGTATATTATAGAAGGTGGTCGAAAGAAGTGTCATTCGACCAGTTTGTCACAAACTATTATTAATTCTTCTATCTTGAATATATTGTTCAAACACAAGTTCAAAGTCTTGTTTACAGACAATGAAACAGATACATTTAATAATTTGTTGTTGCTGTACAAAAAATTAAAAAACGGCGATTTCAAGGCAAGTGTTGAACCAGTGGCGCCAACCAAACTGGTCAGTAAGGGCACCAGTATCAAAGACAATCTTTTTGCTTTACAGTTGTCGGTCATACCGGGAGTTAGTTTTGCAACGGCACAAACGATTGCCAAGGAATATACCACAATGAAAAATTTAATTGATGCTTTTCAGAATACAGATTCGTCAGATAGTTCTTCAATGTTAAGCGAAATAAAGTTGTCGGAAAGACGGAAAGTAGGCATAGCGTTGTCCAAGAAAATATACACTGCGCTTTTAAGTTGATAAACTAAACTGTTGCTTTATTTAACTACTAAATTTTTATCGATGAGATATTTTTGAATCATCTTGCCTAATTGAACTTTGTCGTACTCCTTGAAGGATAGTTTGGCTTGAATGCCGAGATGTTTAGCTATCTCGATGAGCTGACCCTTTTCAAAACTACCAATCCACATACCGGACAATTTTTTTCTTTTGTCGCTGCTTGTATCATCACTTCTTTTGAATTTACCTTTGCCTTTACCTTTACATGTTTCCCGTTGGTCAACAATCCGGAATTTTTCGTCAGCTGGACCGTACGGATTTTCTAATGTACCACGTTGTCTAAAGGTACCGAAGATGTCATTGTTTTGGATGATTCTGTCATTGTAGCGTAAGTCACTAGCGGAGAGTACTATGGCTACGGGTTTAGGCTTGGATGTTTTGGTTTTAGTGTTAGCAGTTACGTTGGTGTTGGTGTCACTGGATATGGAGATGTCTGTTTTGGCCTTGACGAATTGTTCTAATGTATATTTGTTCTTGTCAACGGTGAAATCAAGGTACTTGCTGTAAAGAGAGCTGTTGACATCAATATCGGAACTATTGAAAATGTAAAACTCGCCTTTATTGATGATAAACCCATCTCTACCATACATGTCTGTGAACGGAGACTTATTTACGGTTATCTGACCCAGAGTGTAAAAAATAACTTCGTTCGAGACTTTGGGATCTATGCCGTGAATGTATTCTACGATGTCATTCAAGGTCCAAATGAAGTACTTTTGGAATAGGTCACGTAAAGTAGCTAACACAAACTCGATGTCAAATTTTTCAAAGTTAGCAATTCCGATATTATATGTTGATTTATCTGTTTCGGAAGAGTTTTCCATATTTACTTGACAATTGAAATCACAGTCAATGTAATCACATTCTGGAGAGCCATGGAAAGCGTGGTCTTGGACATTACGACCTTTCATCAACTGACAATCAAAAGCAATTGTTTTCAAGAGACGTTCTACTTGTTTGTTTGCTCGGTCTTTTTCTTCGGATAAGATATATTTTTCACGGTCGATGGAAAAACCGAAGAGTCTATTTTCTTTGAATTGTTTGACGGTTTTTTCGTCACGTGGTATGTATACGGACACATATTTAAACACATCAACGGTGCGCTCAGTGGGTGGTAAATCGAAATGAGACATGTTTCTGACAGCACGTCCGATAATTTGGTTTATACGACTCATGTTCCAACTAGGTTCCAAGATATGAACTTGGCGTACGTTCTTTAGGGTTATACCTTCTGAAATGATGGGGGAGCCAATCAATACTTTGATGTATTTTCCGTCTTTGTTTTCGGGGCTGTTAAAGATACGTCTGTATTTTTCTCGCAGTTCGATGTTAGTGGTTTCATCAAAAACCACAAAGGTGCTTGTATTATATTCCGTGTTGCGTGAACGGAATTCTCGATAACCATTAGCAGACAGCAGCAAACGAAGCAATGTGGTGCCACCAAAAGACACAAAATTGGTGTACACAAAGACGTTACCGGGGCTATTTTGTATGTTTTGTAACAAATTGTAGAGCTTGGCAGAGTGCTGTTTTAATTCTTTGGTTAGTACCTCAGAATACATAGATTTCACTCGATAACCACCGTTGTTACTTTTTTCAAATACTTCAAGAAAGCCATCTTTACCGTATAATTTGCCTGGGTAGCTCATGGTAGCAGCGTCGCTACTTTTTTTGAACAAGCTGCCAGTTTTACTTACACCCGTTGTCTCGGTAACGTTTTCTGCTGCCTCGGTGTTTTGAATCACAGACGAAAAATCGTACTTGGAATCACTTTTGATATCAGTTTTGAGGGCTTGGATGTAGGTTAAGTATTGTTCTTTTGACATTCTACAATAAACCACTTTTGTAGTTCCGACACGTCCAGGAATGAGCTCCTTGCCCATAACGTTGACGCGTGGATTGGTATCTGTATTGGATTGTAAATAAGACACGCGTCCGAACAAAGCTTGCGTCAATACGCTTTTACCCAACTCAGTAATATGGACGATACCTCCTTTGAGCACAGTTCCGTTTATATAGTCGGAATTGACCTTTTCTATCAATGGACCGCTTGTGTTGTCGGTTTGTGTTACGCTTGCGCTAGCGTAAGGCTTGAACAACTCATTACGAATAGGCAATTGAATCCCACCCTTGTTGGCATTCAACAAATTGGCTAGTTCAAAAATTTCCTTTGGATTATCGTACATGGGCGTAGCTGTGAGCAATACCAAACGTGTATTGTACGAGCGAGATAACACTTGATGTAGTGCTAAATAGATGTCGTTGTTTGTGACATTGTGAGCTTCGTCGACAATGACAACACAATTGCTGAAATTTTTAATTTCGTCTTTGGGGCGCTTCCGTTGTAATTTACCATCGACTCTTTTGACTTTGGTGGTATTACGACCTAGTTCATCACGTTCGTAATCTTTGGCACCCAATACTCGGTTGACAAAAGTACCATAAGTGATGAACTGATAGGATTTATTAATCAGTTGATGGACTTGATTAATCAACTCGCGGCGTTGGATGGACGTTTGGAACTCTTGAACACCCGTGTTTTGTTGACTTGACTCTTTTCCAAAATACAAGTCGCGTTCTTCTTCACTCACAAAGTATTCGTTTTTAGTACAAGGACCCAGCAATTCATTCATAAAGTTTCGTTGAATGTTTTTGTTTTTTACTAACACCACGATTCTTCTACCCATATTGGTAATGTATTCTTTGAATCCTTCTGCAATCGAAATGCTAGCGCAAGTTTTCCCCGTGCCCACAAGATGATACAACAACACATTATCATAGACAGTGGATTTTGATATGTAATTCCTTAAAAGTAATTGAGAAGGGTCTTGATAAACAAAACTTTTCTTGGAGGTGCTATCGTTACTGGTAAATTCGTATTTGTTAAGAATCCTTGAAAAGTCTGTGTCAGAGTAGTCTGGATACTGGATCCCGGATACATCTGAAACGTTGCTCATTTGTGTAGTTACTAAATACAAGAGAAATTAAAAATAAATAACACAAAAATAAACACCAACCATACCGCATAAGTACCTAAACACTGATGCTATCACTATTAGGATAGGGAGACGACAACAAAGCGGTAGTGTCACTGTGATTGTCACTACGATTTGATGGCTTGACTGGTTCAATCAAAGGACTTGCGTGTTGAGCACCATCTGATTTATTGAAAAAGAAGTAATAAATACCATACAGCGTAGCAGGCCATAGCAACAAATACACCAAATTGCTTTTAGGTTTTATTCTCGGTGATTGATGGTTTCGAGTGCGTTTCCAACGCAAATAGAAATATAATACGATAGTTGTTATGGCGACAATCCAATGAAAGTGTTGTAGGGTAGTGGGGAAGTATGGGTACTTCATGTTATATACTTTATAGACAACAGCCACTGAGTTTACTATATAAAAAGAATTTGGGAGATTGGCGAAATAGCGCGTAAAACAAAACGAAATAAATTCTTGGTAAAGGATAGAGCTCTATCATATTTATAATGTTTGGTCTTAGCGATTTAGTACAAAAGAAAACGGAAGGACAAATATTTTTAGCTAAAATACTGGCGTCATATGGGGAAAAGTACATGCGTCATTTATATGAAAACATAGAGAACAATTATTTACATAAAAAAGAATCTGTGTCGGAGAAACGTTTGTATCGTGATTTTCAAAAATATTTGGTTGAAGTCTCAAAATGGTCGGAATCAAAACGTAAACGGGAGTATCATAAATTCCTTAAATGGGCAATGAAACGGTATAAAGTTACCGAGATGGAGATCCAAACTACTTTGGATAATGTAGTATTGTATTCTGTGCGCATCATGTTAAACAGATATGATTTTGAAGGCGTGTTAGAACAAGTGCAGTACGAGGCTGTGAAATTAGAAGACTTGTTGTACAACAGCTTGAAACGAATTTCGCGGTTTTATTACGAACAACCACACTCAATGGGATTGTTACTGAAATTTAGTCAAGAAAAGGCCCAAGACAAGTCAGAATTATTGGAGAAACTACAAGAAATAGTGTTGTCTTTGATTCACGGTTACATCCCCCTCCAGCCAATCATTCAAATCATGGAACGACAGTCTCATATGGATTCAAACCAACCATATGATTTTAATCATAGTTTTACTAGTTCAAAATCAAATTCGAATTCATATATAAAAAAGGTGCCGGTAGACAAAGAGAGAAACGACGACCAAAGGAGTTCGGAAACAAATAAACAACCGGAAGAACCAAAGTTACGTTACATTTCCTCAGATGAATACAATGAATATTATCAATCGGATCAAGAAAGGAACGATCCAGCAAAGGAAGATAAAGTACCAACCGAAGATAACCAAGTCAAATATATTGACGTTCCTAAACGAAAAGCTTATCATGCTAAGTACAAGTAAGTTTAACAACAAATTTTTTATTTAAAATTTTGTTAGTAAATTGTTGGTGTTGGTTAGTCTGACCAATTGAATACAATTTGGCAGTACTTCAAGCGATTCAAAAAATGTATTGTCTCAGTAAGTTTTTACCAAGTATACAAAATGAACGTTTTCAAAGCAATTTTATGCAGAGTTATATTACTACCAAGTATGTGAAATCATTTCGTGACACTGGATGTATGGTTATCATGCTAGAAGCGACAACGGGTTCTCCCAATGGAATTTTTTGTTTGTCGCGCAATACAAGATCCAAGCAAGACAAAGTGATATTGTTGTGTTAATCTCAGGATAAAAGTGGGTTGTTTCAAGTCGATTGGAATCCTCATGAATATCCATGTATAAAACTACGAATGAATCCCAGGGACCTGGGTGTTTTTCAACCCGACAAATCAAGTAATTCAAAACACGTGTCATTAAATGTGCTTGTCATTCAGCCTTGACCACCGTTGCGTCGTTCCCGTCGAGCCAAGCGTCGTGAAACGGGAATTCCATGTACGATGTTCGGATTGGTAGTTGTATCTGATTGATTGTTTTCTGGAGTATGTGCAGCGTCTAATTGCCTTTGGAGTTGTTGTTCAGTTTCTTGCAATTGTTGTGTGACGGTTTGGTGTTCGTTAACCAATTGTTCATTAGCTGTTTTATATTTTGCTAATTCTTGTTTGACGACCTGTAGCTCGGATGTAGTGCTGTCAAACAAATTAGTATTCATTTTCAGTTGATCAGTCAAGCAAGTAACTTGTTCTTGTGCAGTTACGAGTTCATCATTCAGTTGATCTAATTTAGCCTTGAGCAGCTCAGCTTCTGCAGTAGATTGGGTTAATGATTGTTGAGTTTCTTGTAGTTCTTGTTGTTGTAAAGTATGTGCTTGTGATTGATGGTCAAACTCAAGCTGTAATTTGCTTAATTGGCTTTTTAGTGACAAATTTTCTTCTAGAACCAATACTTGATTGCTTTGTAGATGTGTGATGACTCCTGTATTAGGATGGTCCACTAGAGATTGTTCAAGCTCGGTGATAACATTGGATTTTTCTTGGAGCTGAGATTGAAGGGTAGCAATGGTTTTACGGAATAAATTGACCTTCATGTCTTTTTCCCTGTCAGCCAATTTCCATTTCTCAATTTCCTGTTTGAGTTGTTCAATTTCGAGTTGAAACTTGTTGTGTCCAAACGTTTTTTGTGTGTTATTAGCTTGTTCGATGAATGAAGTTACATGTTCAGGTGTTTCAATTACATGTTCAGGTGTTTCAGTGTTTGGGGGTGTTGCAGAACTGGTGTCCATTACACGATTAGGTATTAATAATAGTTACCAGTATTATTAAAACTGATTTTTGACGAAATCATTTCCGCAATTGGGGTATAAATGTGGTGGCTAAATGTTCGCCAATGTTTTTTGAGGCGTCGTGTTGTGAAACTTTGGCTTGTTGTATGTCCTGAATTCTGTTCAACATGAGTTGCAAGGTTTGGTCAAAAAATGATTGATTAAATCGGGGTGTATCGTAATTCTGTAAAAGTAATTTAAACAACGATTCTGAGGTGGTGGATAGATACTTGTATTTACGTTTCAGTGTGTCTTCCCAATCAGTGGGATTATCACCTTGAGATCTGAGTGTTCTAATTTCTGTCTGTAATTCTTGGACTTGTTGTTTAATTTGGTTGATTTTGGTGTCTTTAATATTTCCGGACATTGTAATGTTGACTGTTACGTGTGTTGTAATGTAGACTGTTAAAAAAAAATTGTATTATCAACGTTGTACCAGTACATACAGTGAACATTACAATAAGCCACTTTATATTATCCAACAAGTAATGGATGCAGAGTACATAAGAGAAGTCATTGGGCGAATCGACAAATTAGATAGCAAGGAAAAGACGCATATACTAAGCATACTCAAAGGCACAAACAACACTTTTACCAAAAATGCCAACGGATATTTTTTTAATTTGGCGTTGGTACCGGAAGAAACAATCAACAAAATTGTCAAATGTGTTGAATTAATCGAGAAAAACAGAGATTTAATCAAAGACATGGACCGACGTAGAGAATCTTTATTGACCTATTACAAAGGCATCATTGAAGAAACGTTGATGTCATCCATGAGAAATAAACGAGAAAAATATATGAGTATGTTGCGAATGATTCCCTTGGAGCACAATATGACACTGTCGATAAACAGAAAACAAACAATTGAAAGGCGTCACACATATGACCATGATGTTGACCCAGACGAATTGATGAAAGAATATAATAAATCATATGTGTATGAAAAAAAATCTGTTTATGGTCGTATTTTGGCACGAATAAAAGCTTTGAAGACGGGTAAAGGCAGAGGCAGTGGATGTGAGGCAGCAGATGATTCAGATACATTTGGTTCGGGAGGGGACCTACCAGACTATGAAGAGGGTGAAGGAGATGCGGAATACTATGAAGACGGCGACGGTGAAGAGGGTGAAGGAGCACTTGGTTATTCCGAAGATGCGAAAGATTCAGAAGATTCCGAAGACGCAAAAGATTCGGAAGATTCAGAACTTGAACATCGAGATGAGTATGATAAAACCGTGCCCGAAGAAGAAAATGGAGACGAACACAAAGATACAGTTAAAGATAATCCCAAGACAAATCAAAGGTTATTCAAGACAAGTAAGACAATTAAGACTAAATTAAAAACCGATACGGAAAACACGGATACACACAAACAAGAAATGACATTTTATAAGCGAATATTAAATCAACAAGGATTCCAATTTCGTGAAAAAGTAAATGCTTTGACATACCAATCGTATATTGAGTAAGTAAAAACTGAATTAAACGGACTACACTTGGTCTACACGTGGACCAACAAAATGGGAATTCCATACTATTTTTACACCTTGTACAAAAAGTATGCTAATGCAAAACTAATGCTTAGAGAGCACGAAATGAGCGACATATCGATAGACCATTTGTTCTTCGATTACAACAGTATGATTCATCCTTGTGCACATCAGGTGTTAGAAAACCACACATTGACTACGTTACCCCACCAACTATTTAACTGTGACGTCGAAGATGAAATCATAAAGCATACTTTGGGCTACACTCGATTTATCATTGACATGCTAAAACCAAAACACGTTCATATTATGATTGATGGTGTGGCGCCACGGGCGAAGATAAATCAACAACGTGAGCGAAGATATAAGTCGCATTTTTTCAAGACCCTTACCGACAAAGAACACAAAGAACGCGATGTTGGCAGCGATTTACAAGAACGTATTGAATGGGATACCAACAAGATAACACCAGGCACTGATTTTATGAACAAATTGAAACAACAATTGCAAGTGTTTAGAACGGTGATGTTAAAAGACAACACACAACTACATGATATGTACATATCAGATGCGGAAGAAAAGGGTGAAGGGGAACACAAAATGATGAAGGTAATTGAACAAATAAATGGCGGATCTACAATTTTTATTTACGGTTTGGATGCGGATTTAATTATGTTGAGTTTATTGAGCAAAGCAAGCGACAGAATCGTTTTGTTGCGAGATAATACCTTTAATAGTAAACTAAAGGAATCACAGAGGACGTTTACATATTTGGATATTAAACAATTACAAGTGGCAATATATGAAGAGGTTCGTAGTCTATGTGATGACCAAAGTTTTAATTATCCGAAAGACAATGTGATAGCTGATTACATTTTTTTATGTTTCATGATGGGTAATGATTTCTTGGATCATTTGCCGAGTTTGCTGATTAAAGAAAATGGTATTAATGCTTTGATGAAATTTTACATCTCCTCTTTACGAGACTCTAATTACCAACCTTTAGTAAGTCTGGATCGGAGTGTTCCACTTCAACGAAGAATCCGTTGGGAAATGCTAAAGGAAATTTTGAAAGGGTTATCCGCATCAGAAGATTATTTCTTCAAGTCAGTATATAGCGTTTACAAAAAACAAGCGGATATTTACAAAGACACCGATTTGACGAATTTTACCACTGACAACCCTGATGCAACGAACAAGTGTCTTCATTTTTGTATAGAAGATTCAGTCAAATTCAACGAACCAGGGTATAAATCAAGATATTACTTGTATTATGGTATAAATGACATAGACAAAGTGTGTCACGATTACTTGAAAGGAATGATGTGGGTATGGGGATATTATAATGGTCATGAACATAATAATTGGACTTGGTTTTATCCGCATCATGGAACGCCGTTTGTGAGTGACTTGTACAACTTCTTAAACGGAAAACTATTTAGACTACAGCAAGTGATAAACGATATAGATTTGATGCCGAGTGAGCCAAACACACCTTTGGAGCAATTGATGATGGTTTTGCCTAGAGATTCCTTGGTAGGTATCTTACATGAAATACATCCAGAGTTATGTGAAAAGATGAGGAGGATGTTTGCTACGAACAGCACTGTTTTAAACATACATTACCCAACACGGTTGGTAGTTGATTTGTTACACAAAGAATACTTGTGGCAATCTAAATTGTTCATAGAGCCATATGATAAACAATTGCTTAGATTTTTAATACACAAGAGTTTATAATAAATACAAATGTTTTTACTATTTTTTTAATTTGGAGAAAAATAAATTATTGTGCAATAGTATAATCAATAAGATTTATAAATACGAGATGTTTGATACTAAAGTAATTGCTATTATTGTTCAAGTTCTTCTGATCGCCGGTGCCATCAACTGGGGTCTAGTTGCTTACAACGGTACAGATGCTGTACAACTTATTACTGGGGGTGGTGACATCGAAAAGGTCGTGAAAATGGTAGTGGCAGCTGCTGGTTTATACTCTGCCTACAGTCTGTATGCTATGTACAATCAATAATTGAAATCGAAGAACAAACAAAAATACATAATGTACGTGACATTTGTTACTGTATTAATACAATTTTTAAAACAAGTTGTATTTATACATTTAGTTGGTCGTTTACACAATCAGTTAGTTATTACTTATCAGATGTTGTAGTCTTTTGAGAACAAACGTTTTAGCAAAGTTCGAATCGGAATTCAAACGGGTTCCTAAAGACGGATCCTTGGCAATTAGCTGTTTTGTTTGTTGGGTGATTTGTTTAAGTTTTGTTGAGTTCTCCTTCTTCAAAGCGTTGTAACCCATAATGGGCATAAAGATGATGATTTATTCTTGTAAGCCAAAATGTGTATTGGTAATAATCTGATAACACTTTTTTTTATCATGGCATTGGCGTCGATGCTTTCTTTATAGCAGAAAGCAAAAGACTACTTGCTTATTTCAAACACGTGATGTGTAAATACTACGTAGCTAAAAACTATGTAGCTTAAAATTGATGGCAAAAAAAAAATGAATTAAAGCTATTTATGCTTTGAATTATAGCCAAAGTGCGTCAAGAATACATTCTTTTTTCCTATACTAAAATTAAAACAAAACAAAATTACAATGAGCACTAAGACGACATCCACTAAGCCAAAGGCAACTAAATCTAAGGCAGCCAAAGTTGCCGAACCTGTTCCTGAACCCGAACCAGTTGTTGAAGCACCTGCAATTGTTGAAGCACCTTCAGTTGTTGAAGCAGCTGCTGAAACTGTTGTTGTTGAAAACACCGAAGTTGCTTCTATGCGACAACGATTTGAAGCTTTGATCAAGTCCCGTCAAGATCAGATTGCCGATCTCAAGCAAGAAATCCAAGAGATCCGCAAGATGCAACGCGATCACGAACATGCTATCAAGGATGCTTCAAAGAAGAGCAAAAAAAAAAAAGTTCCTCGTGACGACGCCAACCCCCGTAAGCCATCCGGATTTGCTTCACCAGTAGTAGTATCTGACGAGCTGTATTCATTCCTTGAACGTTATAGTGTCAAAAAGGGCGAGCCCATTGCCCGTACTGATGTGACCCGTCATATCACCAACTACATTAAAGAACACGACCTTCAAAATCCAGAGCACCGTCGTGAAATTCTTCCTGATGCTGCTCTTAAGAAGCTTTTCAGCGAACCCATTGAACCAAAGGACCCAGCTAACCCCGATGGTCCTAAGATGTGGAGCTATCTCAAGATGCAACGCTACATCTCTCATCACTTTCCTAAGAAGCAACAATAAGAAATGACAAACACAAAACAAAAAAAATGACAAAAGTCTTTAGTTGATGTAAATACGATTTTATAATTTTAATATTAATTAAGCCCAAGCAAGATGTGTAGATAATATTCGCACGCATTGCTTGGGCTTAATTACTTTTGGTGGTGTTGAACGTTGTTAAAAATTGAATCCGTTAGTTCAATCAAACTACATCAGTGGAAATGAATTATGATCAAGAAATTGTTATTAACGACTTACTTCCTGTTGGGTGGAAACAGCTATTTGATAGTACCATATTAGAAAGAACACAACAACGTTTAGATGAAGCCATCAAACAATCCAAACGGGAATCAAGAAACATATTTCCTTATGATCCAAGAGACATTTTCAAGGTGTTCAAGTTATGTACATTAGACGACATTAGAGTGGTGATTTTAGGTCAAGATCCTTATCACAACAATGCTCGGCAAGCTAATGGTATAGCCTTTAGTGTGTACCCGGGAGTAACTATTCCTCCTAGTTTACGTAACATGTTCAAGGAAATTCAACGTGTTTATCCTGACACAACAAATACACATGGAGACTTGACAGATTGGGTGAAACAAGGGGTATTTTTATTAAACACAGCCTTGACAGTGGTACAAGGACAACCAGGAAGTAATATGAATATTTGGAGCGAATTTACAGATGAATTGTTTCATATCTTGGAGAACAAACGCAATAACAAATGTGTAGTGTACTGTTTATGGGGAAAGTTTGCTGAATCAAAACGTAGTTTGATCACGAATGCGGACAGTAGGATATTAGTGTGCTCACACCCAAGTCCGCTCAGTGCTTACAAGACAGACACACCGTTTATGGGCTCGGGAATATTTAAACGCATCAATGAAATAAATGCTTTAAATGAAAGCATAAAATGGAGTAGCGATAGCTAGTGAGTACTTATACTAATGTTAGCAAGATTCCAAAATAATTAGTAATATGATTTACTTTATATTGACTACAAGTAAGATTTGTACAATCTTTGGTGATGAGAACAAAAATTCATGAACTGCGTGAACTAGAACAACAATACAGACAGTTTCAGAATTAATGAGAGAACGTCAACGAACGTCTCCAAGTGAAACGGAAGAAAATGACATACAGATTGCAGAGAGCAACTTCTGAATTTTTGATATACAAATTATTTACTCGCAGTGAAATAACACATTCAGTACTTTCAGAGGAAGAGAATATACTTTACCTATATTTATTGGACGACCCATGCAAGAACTATTATCCTTTTTTACTGTCACTACTCGTATTCGTCAAATCGTTTTGGATAGTATTATTCGATAGTATTATTCGATTGTTGGAGACACCGATTATAATTCTTCTTAAAAAGCGATAACAATATTTTGTAGGGTATATGTAACAATGAAAAGAAAGATATCTGAAGAAAAAGACAAGAAGTATAAAAGCAAATTTCAAAACTTGGGTAGTTCATCGACGTCAGACTCCACAGATTCTGATTTTAGTAATCTAAATGTTACAGAGTACTACACCGACCGTGACAAAAACCAAGAAAGTGAGGACACCGAACAAAGTGAGGACACCGAACAAAGTGAGGACACCGAACAAAGTGAGGACATATCAGACTTGATGTCAGTCCACTCAAGTGACACGCTAAGCTTGTTTAGTGACACCAATGACGAGAGTGAATCAAAGGACGACACCGAGGACACCGACGATGACATTGAATCAGAGCCGGTTGAGTTTAAGAGTGACGAATTCGTTTATGATAGCGACGATTCTGAGCAAGATGATTTAATACGTAGATTGGTAGAAACCAATATTACGAAAACAAACAGCAAACAAAAATTGAATTTAAATGCAGACGATTGATAATTACATAAAAATAAACAACAGTCAGTAATGGACAATCCTAACAATCGCTTGATTACCAAATCGGAAGTAGAAGATATTCTAAATTACTTTGGCAATATTGGCAACGACAATACCAAGCTGACCATCAGTAATTTAGAACATTTTCAACGAGCGTTTGTACATGAAAGTTATTATCAATCAGTACAGAATGCCATTATCAATGGTCAAGTGGACGAACGAAATACATATATTAGTTATATGCCCGTCGAATCAAGTGAACGTCTGGAATTTTTGGGAGATCACATTTTGAAAGGAGTGATGGGTAGATACTTACATGAGAGATTCGGAGATGAACGTGAAGGATTTTTGACCAAATTAAAAATCAAAATAGAACGTTGTTGTATGTTGCATCAAATCGGTGTGACTCTTGGATTTAGACGTTTTTTATTGTTGTCTCTGCAAGTGGAAAACCAAACCATACTTGACAGAGATCGTGGCCGTGGAACACCGAGTTATTACGAAGATGCTTTCGAAGCATTTGTCGGAGCTATTTCTATGGAATTTGGAGAGCAAGGATATATCTACGCCGAACGTTTTGTAAGAGGCGTGATTGAGAACGTGATTGATTTTGCCGAGATAAATTCCAAGAACGACAATTTCAAAGATTCACTCCAGCGATGGTTTCAGCAAAATAAGTATCAGACACCAGTATACACAGGATTAAACGAGGATGGACCTTTGTATCGTAAGGTGTTCACCCGGATGTTGACATTTACTCATGAACAATTTTTGCAGATGGACACCAAGGTTCAAAATAGACTTGTCATTTATACGAATAATATTATGGAAGAATACAGACGCAATAATCCTGACGTGTTTACCAAATTGCTAGCAGTTAGAAACAATGATAAGTATATCCTAGGAATAGGTTTTGGTAGAAAAGTGACAGAAGCTGAGCAAGCATGTGCTAAAGGTTGTCTCCAAAATCTTGGTTTGGACTTGAATTTCTAAAACAATTTCACATTCAACATAATCTCTAGTGTATATTATTAAAGTACAAAGTAAATTAAATTGTATCATAACATTCTGTGAACGATTCTTTATATTGTGTTCTGTACAAACCATTTCATAATACACCATTTCATCAACAAAAGTTGACAAGTTTGTTATTTATATATTCCAAATAGAGCTGAGATCTTCAGTAAGAGCTTCGATTGAACGCGCTTGGAATGATTGTTTCACTTGGTCGTTACGAGATCTTATATCAGCTACAAGTCTCTGTAGTATTTTAAACTTGACAGCAGCTTCTACGTGACTTTTAAACGATTTGTTACTGTCATCAAAAGTAAAAATATTTAATAGTCGTTTGAGCATTCTCAGGTCGATACGATTAACATTTTTTTGGATAAAATCGTCAGTATATTGTTTGTGATTAACAATGAGGTCATCGATATCTACTTCAAATATATAGTAATGGTAAACGTGATTTGTTAAGTGATCAAAGGCAGTTTGAACATTTGGATCGGTTATGTTATTACACAAGTCGATTTTCTCTTGTTTAGACGTATTCTTGCCCCGTTTGTTAGCATCAAAGTAATCTGATACAAGTTTAATGTTACGAATCAACATTTTTGTGAAATGGAACAAGGTATCTATGTCAATGTTGTAGAATATAGTTTTAGTAGATGCATTGGGGTTTAAGCGTTTGTCAAATGAATTAGTGACACATACTTGTCTAAGTTCAGCAAACGAATTGATAAAGTTGGAAGAAACATCTTTGAAAGGACTAATGATCTTAAATAAGCCTGTTTCTATTGATTGTGTGATTGTGTCTGGTGACTTATCACGTGGATTTTTATATAATTGTTTGATATGGTAACTTGGCTTCACACATGCAGTAGCGGTGAAGTGATCGAACAGGTCCCAGGATTGCTCACTAAATATGGATTGATGGATCATATTACCCAAAGACAGTTTTTCGGCAACAATAGCACTACACTGCATTGAATTCTGCAAGGTTAGTGTATCGAATTTTGTTATATGTTGAGTGTTGTTGCTAGTTGTTGGGTTATAAAAATCAATAACATCAAGATAATTTTGATAAATACCGTTGGCAATGACAGACGGTTCGGATGCCGCAATACGTTGAGTATACTCAATATCATAAGACTTAGAACCGTCGAACAGATATATAAGTTTATTTGTCAGGTCGATATCAACATGCTTTCTTTCTACGTTTACTATAAAGTCATCAAACGATACTTTGGTCTGTTTCAATTGTTCTAGGATAAAGAAAAGTTGACGGGCATCGAATTCAGAATGCTCAATAATGCTTTTGATTTGGGGTTTAGTCAATTTTAAATCCTCTTCTTGATTGATGTGAATAACCAACTTGGTAAGTTCCAGCAAACTAGGTTTTCCAAACTCAAGTAAAGTGAAATGTGACTGGGAAATAAACAAGTCTTTAAGTTTGGGATTGTTGCATATCAGGACAATAGGTGTATTTATCTTGTATTTATTATGGACTGTGTCGATGAAACTAGAAATACTCTTTTCACATAGTTCAATGTTATCAACAACTACTATATTATTCTTGCTGTATGTATCTTGACGGTTTTTGTGGTTCCAGCGGTCTATATTTGCAAGTGTTTTGTCGTTGAAACCGGCAATACCTGCGGCTAATTCATTGATTTTTTCGTTTGAACGCATTTCTGTTGGATCAATATGATAAACATTGAATCCGCGGAAAAGGATGTTCACGGTGACTGTTTTGGCGCATCCAATGGGTCCGTACAGGAACAAAATGTGTCTGACCGGTTTTCCGACTTGTACCAAAGCTTGGATGTTTTGGATCCATTTGCGGATGTGAGCAACAACGTCCTTGTGAAACAAGGCTTTTTGTGTAGTGGGCGCATATGTGTCTATCAACATCGTTTTGGTGTGTTGTTGTGTAGTGCGTAGTGTTTAAGTTCAGCTCAGATTACAAAATTGATTTTTTTTTGTTGACGGTTATTAGTATAACTTGCAGTCGCGAATGCACGATAGATATTTACCAACTTGTTATAAAAATGTGAAGTGGTCGGAGGTTGTGAAAGACACAATTTCTAAAATGTATTGTATTTTATGTAGAAAGGAAATATGTTCTAATACGTCTCAGCACACTTGTAGTTCACGTGTTGACAAGGAATATCAACTACTAATTATAAGTAGTAAACAACCATCTATAAAAATAAATTCGGTGTGATCTGAAATTTATTGTATTGACGTTTAATAAAACTATATATGAAATGTCAAGTGATAATTCAAACCAGAGTATTCAAGCCAAGTTTGCAGAGTACCTAAATTTAAACAGTGAACTAAGTAACATGCGTAAACAGCAAAAGGGAATTAAAAACCGGGCTGACGCATTAGAAAAACAAATCAAAGAATATATGACCAATCATGACATGGATTCGATTTCTTTAAAGGAAGGCGAGATTGTGTTGTACAGTAAAAAGATTTCTCAAACGTTTAAAAAAGAGTCGATTGTAGAGAAACTTACAGAGAAACTAAAAGATTCACAAAAAGCAGAAGAATTGGCTCAAAGCATTGTATCAAATAAAAAGTTTTTGGTAGAAGACAAAATTAAAGCAGTCATTAAGAAACGAAATTGATGCATGGTTAATTTTCATGTTCAGCCTCAGGTTCAGGGTCATTTTCGTAGATTAAAGAGTAACCATTGAATCTGATTTCCGGTAATTGGGGTGGTCGTGACACCTCAGGGATTCGAGGGGGAAGGGGAGGAAAACGAGGGATTGGTGGTAGTAGTCTAAGTGGTGGTAGTAGTCTTGGTGGTGGTAGAAGTATTGAAGGTATTGTGGGTAGAGGCGTTGGTGATGGTGGTACTTGTTGATGTTGTTCGGTTTCAACTTCTTGTATGATACGGTTTATCATTTCGGTGGCACTAGATCGAATACTTAAATCTATTTCTGATAATTCATCGGATGGTTGGGACTGTAAAATTGTGTCTTGATTGTTACTAAAATGTTCGATTAAGTCTTGATCGTTGTCTATTAATGCTTGATTGTTGACACGCCATTCGACTGATTCCAGTAGCGGTTGTAAAACTTCTGGTGACAAGGTTTGTCTCCTGTACAGAAGATTAGGGCTAACTGGAGTTTGTTCAATGGGTTCTGGAATTGGAATGATATATTCTTGTAGAAAGTGGTCGACATCGATGGTGATTTGTTTATTGGAAAAGGGGTTTGATAAGTAAGCTGGATGAAAGGTTCCGATATTCATGTATACGATATCTTCCGTATAGTCCCTAAATCGTTTTTTGTTAGCATCTGTTATCACTAGCGTTTGTTTATAAGGTAACAAATCAATTAAATTTGTGTTGTTTTCCGAGTCATATTGACTACAATAATTGTGCAAATATTCATATACATCGTACTTGATATTTTTGGAAAGAGATTTTAAGCTGTGATACACGTAGGCCTTGTGACGTGTGTGTTGTATGTCATAGATTCCTTGTTGATGTTCTGGAATCTGACAGTCTCCGCATTCATGATTAGAACATATGGTGTCATTGCACTGAAAATTATGTACATAGCGTTTGACAAAGGCTTCGTGGTCGAAACGGAAACAACCTTCAATTCCGTAATTATTCCAATGTTCAGCTAAACCCCGGCTACGAAACCCAATGCGACCGCAGGCATAGCATCTTTCGATACCATGATGAGATAATCCATTGCATTTCTCTGTTTTGTAAAGACTGATTTTACAGACAGGACAAATGATAAAAGAATTGACGTTATGTAACAAGGCAATTATTTGCTCTTGGGCTATTTGCGATGAGATCTCTCCGTTTTTAAAAAGATAGTCGGATTCTTCGAAATGAAGTGTAGTACACGAGGTGGATTCTTCGGTGGCATTAGAAATAGTGTCGGTAAGCAATCGCGACTTGTTAAAGTAGTAATTATATGCGTTAGGAATTTCATTTTCATGACTGAGTTTACAATCATAACAAACATTATGAAAGTAATTGATAGTCTTGCGACAATAGTAACAGAAACGTTTGTTACAAAGAGGGCTTTGAGTACACTCTAATATCAGTTCTCCAATAGGCGTATTTCTTAATTCTTCATTGTCAATTAAAATAATAGTATCACATAAATTGTCATCACGGGCTAAGAAAGGACATCGAAATGGCGTCATACCGGGAAACGCATATTGGTTAGCATAGCTGATATAATTAGTCCATTCGGTTTCGGTGCGACACATTTTTTTTATCAAATTGTGGTCAAAGATGTTTTTATTACCGGCTGGCGTAAGACAGTCTTGGAATGGATACGGACAGTAAAAATGCGTATTGTGTTCATTGATCGGATGATTTTCGTAATTGTGTATTAATTTACGAACGCACCTTACACAAAGAAAATGCCGGCCGCAAGTGCTGACAAATAACAGTTCTTCGGGTATCATACCATCGGGCCACCAAGAAGAGTCTAGATCTGAAAGCGAGGTATATGTTGTTGAGTAGTTTTGTGTTTCTGGAACTGAAAGTGCTTGGTAAATATTGTATTCTTGATAACAAACGCAGCAGCTTAAATCAGGGTTAAACACCAGCTGCCAAGACATGGGTATGTTTATGGAAATGATATCTTCATCCGAGTTCATTAAATAATAGCAATATTATTATTTTATGAAAACCCAATCAATTACTAAAAAACACTCAAAAGTGCTCAAAGGTGACTGTGCATTCAAATTCTGAATATCGAGTCATTGGATGTTTGGTGTTATTCCACAACTCTATCGATAACTCATTACAGTTGAGTTGTTCAGTAATTTCAAACGAATGGTGAAAATCACTGGAACAGTTGGTAGCAAGCGTCACCGATGTACCAAAATGTTGATTCAAATCGACAGAGTAGTTCTCAAAATATGAGAAGCCATTTTTAGTACTTGTTATACGCGGAATTTCTTTACCATTGATGAACAACTTAAGGTAAATGTCTTCCAAAATGTTGTCAACAGGGTTGGTCTCAGACACGTATATGTTATTGTTGATATATTCCGATTTTTGATATCCCAGCAAGTCACCCAACCCTAATTCGTTTCTGGTAGTGGCTTCGGGAAAGTGGATAGAAAATACTGCAGGCTTAGAGTCTTTGATATTACATTGAAAATGGATTCTATTTTTGACTGGATTTCTGAACAGTTGATACTTATGTTTATTAACAGAATGATGATTCAGTACCTCTGCCATCACTTTGCAGAGATTGTCCAGCGTGTAATACCCAATCGGTATTGTTAGCTTCATTTTTTGTGTACCTTCCGTTACCGTAAACTTATTGTTGGCATCAGTAATATTATAAATATTACAATTCAGTTTGAAATGCGACACTTCAATGCTTTTTGTGTTATTTAATACAAATGGGAATGTATATCTCCCTGATTGCAGAACTGAGTCCTCGGAAAAGAAATGGTGTACGGTTGTTCTTGTTAGCACAATTAATTTAGCGTTAGTATCTGTGGTGTCGGTAGTCGTATGTGTAGTGTGGGGACTGGGATTGGTAGTGAAATCAGTATTGGTATCAGTACTAGTATAGGTAGCAGTACTAGTAGTGTTGGGAATGGGATTGGTAGTGAAATCAGTACTAGTATTGGTAGTAGTATTGGTAGTGAAATCAGTATTGGTATTAGTATTGGCATTGGTATTGGTAGTAGTATCCATGTTTGCATAAGTACTGTTATTTGCTTGTGTCATATCCACGTGCGACATGGATCTTTCATTTTGAGTGATAATGTCTTGAAAACGGTTGATAGTGATTTTATTCAAAATGATAAGAACTTCCTCCAAATCTAGTTTGCCTCGTTTGCTTAAGTCACTGCATATTTGTTGGATGTATGAGTCATAAACAATGTTTTGTAATTGCAATAGTGTGTTTCGATATCCTTGAACATCAAACGACACGACTGAACTCTCTAAGATCAACTGCAATATGTAGTTGGAATTTTTCTCTGATATAAATACCCGTTTTAGCTTTTGAAAAATGTTACTGAAATCAATCATGATTACACACTAAAGGTATTCTTATTTGATGACACGAAAAAGTATTCATATTTCTCACGCGCTTCGTTTAAAAAAAATGAAATATATATTTGGGTATTTGTAATAAAATGATCTTTACACAACAACTAACACATTCTTTTGTCAAAGGAGTGGGAAAAACAGCGGCCGCACTGGTAGTAATGGGTTTGGTCACCGGTGCCGTAATGGGAGTGATGGTGATGTTTGAGCGAAACACAAACCTAGATATCCGGGCCAAGAAGAAATCAAGCAAATCCAAATCACAACAAACACAAACTCCGTTGGAAATGGAGTCACTTGAAGAACCACTAACTAAAGAACAAATATCGGAGGCTATGGAGGATGTAAACAAATACAAAAAAATGTTTGGTAAATTTTACTAAAGAACGAATGTAAACAATTGATATCAATTAAAAAACTGACATCAATGAAAATTATAAGAATTTCCTTACAACAAATTGACCGGTGTTGTTGTTTTCAAGTGTTTGCAAGACAAACATTGGTGTGACATTTTTTCTGATAGGCAGCACGTACTCTATGCGTCTGTTTAGTTCAGGCAATTTGATTTTACCAGAAAGTCCAGATAACAGCTTGGGATTGGAGTCGTCTTGGTTAACAAAAAATAATTTTTTAATTGTTGAATAGATAACTAGATTTAGGAAACCATTTTCATTGTCTGCAGATGTCTAAAAACTTGTAACCGTTCTTGCTTGTTGCGTTTCATTTGATATTTGTGTACGTTTTTTGGCTGTAGTAATAAACGGAAGTAAACGGAATTTATTTGTTATTTACGTTCGCTGTCTTTGAAAGCGTCTTTGACTTGGAGACGGGTGTTGGTTCCTGCGTAGGTGTTGCTGTGAATTTTATCGAGCGATTGGAGGTCCTCGCACAAGGGGTGGAAGCGGTTGATAGTGATACCAGCAAATATATTGCAACCTTTATTCATCCGTGTGTATTCAGGTACGAGACGGTCATTATCGCATTCCTTTATTTTCCACTCGGCTGTTTTGGCGGTCATGGGGTTAAATTTGTGAATGGGACACTTGGAATTGAGTAGGTTCTGTCCGCGCAAGTGACTTTCGATGTCAATGGATTCAACAGGAATGCTGCGGAAAGGATTATGTTGAAACGGAGCTGTGCCTTGAAAACAAGATTCTTTGGATTCAATAACGGCGACATCAGTTTGATATTCGAATGGAGCAGTGCTTTCTTGGTTTTTTTTATCTAAAGCGCAATTGTCATACAGATTGCGAGTAAAGGAGAAATGGGACATTAGTATGTGTTAGTTATTAATATACCTAAATAAAATAAATTCGAAAAAATTGAACTGAAATAGTCAAACGAAAAGACATCAGAGACAATACAATTCTATACCATGTGTCAAAGTACAGTTGATTGGTGTGAAGCTAATTACACGGTTACAAAGTACGTTGCTGAGTTTTGGAATTCATGTACTGGACTTGCTATCGTGGCTTCGGCCATTTACTGGCGTTATTCGAGTTTTACAAGTAATGTCTTTTCGGGAGCTTTTGGTCATTGCTTTAAACACATATTTTGGTACTTGCTGCTCGTGGGAGTGGGTACTATGTTGTTTCATGGTACATTGTTATACAAGTACCAATTGTTGGATGAATTACCAATGTTGCTGATTGCTATCGAGTACGTTAAACTGACATGTACCTTGTCTACTTCGATTGAACTGTTTAGCTTTAAATTTTTGTTTCGTGTTGTAACTTTGATCCGTGTGGGAAATTACTTGGTATGTATCATACCATTTACCTACATTTTGGGGCCGTACGCTCATATTTTGAGCTTTCATGTGACGCTTAAATTGTTCGAAGGTACTTTATTGTTTATGTTGTGGAACTTGTCTCGATCACTAAACGCGATTATATACAAGAATATATATAAAAAGTATGATACGATGGATTCAATCATGAACAGAGTAAGCTTAACCACTTGTGGGGAACTACCATTTATCGAACGAAGTAGAAACAGTCAGCGACTAAAACTAGTACAGAAGGAACTACATGAGTACATTGAATACAAAAAGGCTTTGAGGATGTACACAAAAAAGGGGATATGCTTGTATGCATTCAGCATAAGCTTGTGGGTTATTGAAAACTTGTTTTGTGATTGGGTGCGACCATTACAACTGCATGCTTGGTGGCATATACTATCTAGTATGGGTATATACAATCTTAATAAGTTGCTAGAACAACATGTGAGGATCAGTGAGTTGTGTTATTGTAAAAAACAAAACTGAATAAAAAAATGAAAACAACAAAGTATACAAAGATAACAAAGACACTTACATACTAAAGTAAATTACATAGTAAAATAAATGACCAAAAACACAATCTGAGGGAAGTGACATAAGCATTCAAAAGCAATCAATGTGTCTGCTAGGCCACTTCAAATGCAAGATTCAGAAACGGATTACGACTATTAGTTTGTCGTGGACAACTCCCTGATAATTTTGGTAAATTAGCACGAAAAGACGAAAGTGGACACAAGACGACGTAATGTTTGACACGTGTGTTGACACGTCGTTTAAAAATCCAGAAATCAACATCGATGACATTCAGAGGACTACTTACTAAAACTTTATTTGACTACTTCCTACAATTCTAATTACCCTAAGCTCTAAACCTCAGTAATTAATGAGAAATCGTAAAAATTAAGCACGGCGTCCTCGAGCACCAAGGTTAGGTGCAGCAGCGGGGGTGGATGGTGTAGGTGGTGTGATCTTCTTGTGGGGACGTTCACCATTACAAGTAGCATCGTAACACAATTTGCAACTTTCTTCGCAAAAGCCTTGGTCGATATTAACTTGACGTTTGCAATCAGAGGTAACGCATTTTTCAATTCTAGATTGAATTGATGTTGGTGAATAAAAAGTGCTGTTGGTTGGATTATCGGTACGTTTGGTGTTATAATACGTAAAAAGGTCTTTGTTACAAATTCGGTCACTCATACGTTCAATTTCACTTTTTGTGGCACAACGGTCTTGAACTGCTTGATAAACTTTACCACACCAATGGTTGGGGTCACGAAGAGCTGAATAATCACATTCGATATTGTGGTAACCCCCGGTCATAAGATCGTCAAAGATTTTACGTGAAAACTTTGATTTGTCACGGATACCATCTTTGCTCAGATAATTGTTGACTGACTTTTGAGAGTCATTGCAGGCATAATCAGCTGGTACCTGAAGGTCACTGCGGCTAAAACACTGTGACCCATCTTTGCTAAGACAGGCGATGCTACTGGGGCGCAATTTAATTAAAGGCAGGTCTTCACGAACACAATGGATGTTGGTGTAGGCATTTTCCATTGCAAAAATGGTTTGAGGTTGTTCAGACGTGTTTTCTAATGCGTCTTTGGTTTGCGAAAAGAAAAAGTAAAGCAAAAACAGGATAGCTACTAAATAAACAAGATTGATGATTTCCATTGTGGTTGTTAATAGTTATTAATAAAAAATTATTTAAGAAATTGAAATAATTTATCATGAACATAGGTTCTACCATACCACACAAGAATGACACCAAAGGTTAAAATTTCCACGATCACCATGACGACGCAGCTACCGAATTGCTTGTTGAATTTAACCAATGTAGGTAAATATCTTAAAATTGATCAAGATGTTATTGGCATCAAGTACAACTATGCTGACTTGAATGTGACAAAAGGAAGCTACTCTACTACGATATACAAAAAAGCCAAAATAAAAGACATCAGCAAAGTAAACAAAGCTTTATTTTACAACCAAATCACTTTGATTTTGAACAATGGAGGGAATCATGTGAATGTCAAGTTGTTTGGAAACGGAAGCTTACATATGACTGGATGCAAATCGGTACTGGAAGGAGAACAAGTAACTCGGTTGTTATACAAAAAGTTGGATGGATTGAGGAATGAACGAGACACCGTTTTTTTGTGCCAAGACATGAACGGTGTGCTGTTAGATAAAGATGGACTGATTTATTCTTACACAGCAAAGCAGATTATTGGTCACGTCAAAGAAAAAACAACTTATGTAATTAAAAAACAGGAATTTGAGTATGACAGCAAAACAAAAAATTTGATTGCCAAGAAACCGGAGACCCAAAGGCGGAGATTGATTATCAATCTAGACGGAGAGCCGATTGGATATTGTAAGATTGAAATGTTGAAGAACAAAAACAAATTTTACAAAAGAAATAACAACTTGTTTTTTGACACAATGAATCAGCTCATTTACTACAACGACTCGTATGTCATTGGTAAACTAGAGTACGACGTTGATGCTTCACGTATTACTGACGTGTCACTTGTTCCTGATGTGGTAGAGTTGGAATACAATTGCTGTCCTTTTGTGCAGCAAGACTACAATCTGGACACAAATATTGCTGATTTTGATAAATTAATCGATCAAAACGTAAATTGCATAAATGTGTATTTCAACTTGAATTATCGTCTGAATCGTGCGAGGTTGTATGAGTGTCTTATTCACGAAAGTTTTATTTGTAAATACAAACCAGAATCATATTCTGGTATAAAACTTATATACAAAGTCCCGATCGATTCAACCGCTGAGGAGAGTGGTAAATGCTATTGTAGTAACAAGTGCACGTGCCGTAACATTACATTTTTGATTTTCCAAAGTGGAAATGTGATTGCTACCGGGTTCAGAAGCGAGCAACAGATAAAGACAATTTGTCAGCGATTTCTGGACATAACCCTAAGACACATCGACATAATGAAATGTAGAACGTAGTATACAAATAAGTAAGAGATATTTATCAATAAATATTTTGTGGCGTTATATTAAGTCACTATTGATGTCACTAACAATATTGGTCGTAGATGCTAGTAGTGGAAAGGTGATCAATACCGAAGGTCCTCATATTCTGATAGACGATTATCCAGCTGACATCAAAGCAAAACTGTTTGCTTTCAATCAGGGTTATGATTACATTCCAAATTTACTGAAATTAGAACTTGAAACAAACACTGTAAAACAAGTCATTATTTCCAATAGCCCATTGGTAGCTGAACTAAAATCGTTACCAGAACAATCCAGGCTCTATATTACCAATATATTTGCAGTGATTGAATCCATTCTGGACATGTCTCAGTTATTCAACGAGACAGAAAATAATTCCCAATCATTGGATGCAAGTCTACAAAAACTACGCGAAGATGGTTTTGTGGATTTGACTATAGATGATTTAGAATTTGTTATCAGAGTGAACATGCTGAAAACGAATCCGGTTCTATATTCTCACTTTAAAGTGGAGATCGAAGAATACATCACATTCAGCAACGAGACTCAACACAAATTGGAGCGAAAATATAGGGAACAAGAAAAAGCACTATCTAATTTTTACCGTGGTGTGGAATCGATCACAGATTTTACCGAATACTTAGATAGCCATTTTCAGTTCAATTATACAAATGTAGCAATAGAAATGCGCGGACACTCGTTTGAGTATGGTGTGAAGGGACGATTCATTCGATTATTAAATATATTCAATCAATACCAATTAACGGAACAGATCCCGTTTGTTGCTTTACAAAATGTCAACGGTAGCCGTTATCCGACGATCAAAGTATACAATAAGCTGTTGGAAAAAGTAACTCAAAAAGAGATCCGAAGCTGGGTGTTGAACGAAAAGAAAAAACGTGGCATTATGAGTTATAAAAAGGTTAAAGGGTTGATGTTTAAATACAAATACATCGGTATTTGTAGTGGATTACCAAATGAATCAGACACATATATGACAGTAAGTATTGCCGACAATGGCATTATAGAAGCCAAGTTAGCCTTTGAGGAAGAACGTTTTGAAAGTGATCTGGAAACAATTACATCTAACATGAAAAAGGGGATCGACGAGTTATTGGAAACAATCAATCATTTACAAAGTGTTTTTTTAAGGTCGCGTAGATTGGAATCATCGAGCGAATCAGAAACCACCATATCAAGCTTGTCAGGGTTTACAGTAACCAACACAAAACTCAGCAAACAAAAACTAACAGAAGCCATGTATCATGAAGAAATAGCTACTACAGTTTTCGAATTAAAAGAGATACGTTCAGAAGAAATGGTGTCAACGTATTATAAAAAATCACAATTGTCAGATCAAGATCCAGATTCTGAAAGAAAGGGTTTGACTGTAAATATAAGAGATAATCCTTACAAGTTAGATTCAAGTATTATCACAGTATACGGTGCGTCTAACCTTGCTCAAATTGAAGCAATTGTGAAACAACTCATTGTTTTGAGTTCAGTGTATGAGAGTGAAACGGAGGACACAAAACAAAAGTTGAAACAGAAAAGCCATATTAAAAACTTGCGCAAACAAGGTGTAGATATTTTGAGCACAAAGTGCCAAAAGCCACGTCAACCGTCAGTTGACGCTTCTACCAACCCTGTCAAAGATAGTTACACTCTAGAATACAAAAACATCAAGTACGTTTGTCCTGGAAAAGAGTATCCGTATCCCGGATTCACAAATGAAAACATTGTGTGTTGCTTTAAAAAGGACCAGAGAAGAAGGCCTGCATACATTAGAAACATCAAATCAGAAGATTTTGATGTATTAGTTCAACCCAGTAATTTCAAGATTCATGTAACAGAAAACTTGTCAAAAAGTAAGTATGAGACATTTGCAATAAAAGTTATCTCTGATTACGTAAGTGGATTCGATAACACGAATTCAATGTCCAGATATTATTTTCTATCCAATGATAACAACTTGATTTCGATCACAAATCCAAAATTGATAGAGGAATTAGAATCAGCTGAGGAACAAAACATTTGGTTGGATAGCATGTCTTTGGTTAAGCTTACAGCGGAGCCACCAAAAAATAAATGTAACTTTCCACCCAAATTAGAAAACAAGTCTGCTGATAATATCAACGCCCCATGCCAACATCATCAATTCAACCGATTTTTTGGTTACAACATCAATTCCTATCCGTGTTGTTTTGACAAACCTAGAGAAGCAGAAATCACTCGCAAGCGTAAGGAGATCGATGTCACCAAACAACATTTGCTACTAACAGACAAAATTCTTGATTATCAGCGTATAGGTGTTTTACCACCTGGATTGGATAAATTATTCAATAGTGTCATCGGTTCGAAGGCGACGGGGAAATTTTACCGAATGGGAGTGTTACAAAATGCCAACGCGTTTTACAATGCGGTGTTACTAGCATGTGAAAATAAGATCGATAACAAACAAGTCAACAATTCAGGGGAACTAAAAAAGTATCTAGGAAGTTATCTTGAAGAAAATCCGGAAGAATTTCAAAAGTTAAACAGTGGTAACATTGCTTTACGCTATGGTTCCCTAAAAAATTACATCAACAGCTTGTTAGAACCACAGACTAGATTTCATTGGAACGATATACAAGATCTGTTACAAAGAGTTACTAAACGGAATATCATCATTTTGGATATTCCATACAAGGCTTCTGATTCAACCAAGATCGCCGATTACGAAAACATTAAACTGTTGTGTAATTCCAATGTGAAACAAATGCAAAACTTGCCTTTTATTATTCTGTTGAAACGATTAGCTACCTTCGAAGTGATAATATTTACGAATGGATTACAGTCCAGCTCAGTCCGACAACAGTCAGACAACAACTCCAAGTCAAAAATAGTATATACATTTAGATATCAACCGAACAGGGAGATTACAAGTAACGTGGTGAACTTTTTGGTTGAGTACTACGATAGTTCATGTGTAAAAGAAAATGTATATCCTGAATCTTTTCCTTATCAAGAAATGCTTGATTTGTCAGAAATAGTGAGCACATTGAAAGATACATCTCACCAAATAGTTGCACAAGTCATCAATAAATTCCGAAAAGTAGAATATGTTATGACCAAAAAAGGGGTATTGGTTCCGATCAAAGACTCAGGAGTTTCTGACGTGGGAAAGATTGTAAGTTTGTCACAGTTGGTGAAAGCTAACAAATTATTGGATATCAATACATATCGAAAAGGACTGGACGGATTGAATCATTACTTGAAAAGCAAAGGAAAATCGTTGGAAATACTTGGTGCTGCCACCGAACGCAGTGACGATAGTGAATTGTATTACACAGCTATTTTTACAAACTTTGGAAAGTTTGTTCCATTGTCTCACACGCCTATTAACCCACAAGACTCGATTCAATTGCTGGACTTTAAGTATTATCCAAAAGTTGATGACGCCTTGGCGATGGACGATCCCAATCAATTACCGACGACTGCCGAACATAGGTACAATCTAAACCTTATAAAGTTGAAAAGAGATATTTTCAATTTGCGACGGGAGCTGGGTGCGGGATTACAAGTGTCACCTGATATAAAAAAGAATATAGCTGATATAACAACAGATACCAAAATGGGACGTTATGCCAAAATCGAGAAGCTGATTGACATGTTCATTGTGATTCTAGGAAACAGCGCGAAACAAACGTCGAATACCAAGTTTTTACTGCAACATATTGCTAACGAGGTATTGGATGATAACATTGAAAATTTATTATTAAACAATTTAGTGACATCGGAAGTTTTTAACCCTGAGGAAATAACCAAACGAGATTCAGAGTCTGTGTTGTTTAGCATAGATGATATCCAACGTTGGATTAAAAGGTTCAATACTGAGACTGAAAGTTAAATACACAATACAACACAAACAAACAACAAAACGACGTGGATTAGAAGCCATTAGAAACAAACAGCCTCAACTGCTAAACTTTGAAAAAAATGATTCGTTAGCTCATTAATATTATTGTAATTGTAACAGTAATAGTAAGTAATACTAGAAGCAACAATGAGTTCAAATCCTGAGTTTCAAAAGAAGTTGACAAAATACAATGCGGCGGCCAAGATTTGCGGGGAGGTTTACAATAAGTTGGTTGAGTTGATTACAACGGAGGAAACTTTGTCAGTCAAAGAACTTTGTAAGATTGGAAATGAAATGATAGGAAAGGAATGTGATCTTATTTTCAAAAAAGAAAAAAATAAGGGTGTTGGCTTTCCGGTCAGCATTTCATTAAATGATTGTGTGGGTAATTATGTGTACGAAGACAGTCCTTTACAACAAACATATAATTCTATCAAAGACGGAGACATTGTTAAGATTGAATTGGCGGTCAACATTGGTGGTTGTATTGCAGTTTTAGCTAATACCACGGTCAAGCGAGGTAATACCATAGTTAAACAAGACAACCAAAACCGACTAGTTCAGTTTTTGAATGAAGTGTCACAAAAAGTAACAAAGCTGATGAAAGCGGGTGAAACAAACGATGAGGTAAGGATTTTAGTAGAATCCGAGTGTACTAAAAATGGTGTGTTTCCTGTGGAAAACTGCATCGGGTATCAACATCTTAACAACCAAATAAAAACAGCGGACTCCAAGTACATTGTATTCAATCATCAGAAATATTATGATGTCGACGACCGTTTGTGCGTAGAAGAAAATTTGTGTTTTGATTTTGAACCGGGTGAGGTATACACGGTGAATTTGAGTATCGTGCCTGATTTACCTGATGATTCCTCACTGAACGAACATGCGTATAAGGAACTACATCAAGCGCACATCTATAGATTTAATGATTTATTTTACAACCTCAAGTTGAAGAGTTCTCGTGAATTTGCCAGTCGCGTAAAAGGCAAATGTGGTAACAATGCTTTTGTTTTATCAGAGCATGTACACACAGCACAAGATAAAATAGGATTGAAAGAGTGCTGGAAAAACGGAATCGTTGACAATTATCCAGTATTGTATCATAAAGGAAAAATGAACGTACTTTGTAAAAAGTTTACAGTGATAGTAGGAGAATCAAAAGCTGTCACATTAAAGTACAATTTATAAATAAAATATTTTTATATGGGATATAATTAATACAATTACAATGGGAGGAAGCAGTTCTGTGATACAGAGTGTTGATTTAGCACAATACTGTCATTATACAAAAGCCGATTTCCAAACTAAAATAGATATTATTCGAGACGCCCATTCTATAGTGCATAACTATGCTGACTTGCTGTTGTTGGAAGACAAAATGCCAATTCAACTACCAGAATACAAGAATTACATGGATGTTTCAGAAAACTACTTTAACACCAGACGAAAAGACACTATTCAAGACTTGCAAGCAGTAAACCCAAAAATTAGAAACTATTATGACTTTTTTAATGCTTTGAGCAATTTGCAATCGGAATATGAAAAGAGTGAGGGAGAAAAAGAAAGACGCAGTAAAGTACGAGATGTATTTGAAATAAGCTATGTGATATTACGATTGTTGATCGAGGAATTGTGGGAATCTTGTGATGAACAAGGACGTCCACCAGTTGAAGTGTTATCGGACTCTAGTGCTTAGATGTAAAAGTGTGCGCGAATTATCAATTTATTAATTGTTAATTAATGATAGGAAGTTGTTGAATGCGGAAACAGAGGTACATTACGTATGTTATCAGCTTGGATAAAAAGCCACCAGTCCTAGAACATCTACGTCAACACAATTTGCTTCCAAATTTGATACATGGTGTGGATGGTAGTAAATGCGACCAACGCAAATTGGTGAAACATTTTCATCCCGTGTACGTAGATTTCGGACCTCGAAGTGCACAAGGATGCGCGATGTCCCATATAAAGGTGTGGCGCGAATTTATCAAGTCTGACAATGAATTTGCTTTTATTTTTGAAGACGATGTGGTGTTGGAACCCAAGTTCACAAGTCAATTGCAACAGGTTTTGGAACAGGTACCAGCGGATTTTGATATGCTAAGTTTAGGATGTTTTGGATCTGAAAACGACCCCAATTTTTTCACCGTAGTTTTAGGTATGCTAGGCCTTACCCAAACACCCCAACATGTTAGTGAAAGGATCAAGATACCCAGAATCGCTTTAGCTACTCACGCTTACGTATTGTCACGTAAGGGGGCAGAAAAACTAATCAAGCTATTGGACGGAAAACTGTATAATCACATTGACTACTGTATCCAGTGGTTGTCTGTAAATAACCAAATCAACCGGTATGTGGCAACACCTAGACTTGCATATCAAACTTCAAGCGATGGAACGACTTCATCCAATATATCTTCCAGTCATCCTAAATTAATAACTAATTTATTAGACAAAATTTATCTTGACACACGAGTCAGAGCCAGCTACGTAAGCAGTCTTTCGGTAGCCAGAATGGGGGAACAAGTTATCAGTGTGTCTTCATTGTTGTTTTTGTTGTTTGGATTCATACTGGCTGGAGCGAAGGGTGATATCAACACAATTTCAGTGATATATTTAATTGTATCTTTACCGGATATCTTGTTAAGTAAGAGTTCAAATGACGTCAATACAGTTTGGTTTCACTACCTGTTATTGGTTTTCCCGACAGTCATTTTAAGTTTTTAGGGTTTAGGGTGTGTGACGTTTATTATTATTGACGTCTAAGGAACGATAAACAACAGTGTATTTTTCTGGGTCACATCTAAGCAATCTGAGTCTATCCTTATCTACATCTTCCGGGTCTTGGGGTCGTTTAACGAAATAAGCTTTTTGTCGTTTATTTTCGAATGTGTTATTGTGACTTAAATAAGATACAGTTATAAAGATACGACGGGCCTTAGAGGGACATTGGGCTGGAATTGGGTTCCCGTGCCATGAATTATCATTATTAGTAAAGATGACCAGACGGTTAAACATGGGAGCAATTTTATCTACGCACTGGTATATACATGGTTTATCTACTCCGGCATTATCACCTTGCCAAATTTCTAGTTCGCAGCCATAAGATGCTTGCCATTGATAGCTTAAATATAAACCAAGCGTTACCTGTTTCTTGTGTCTTAATGTAGGATGAATACCAGCATCGACGTGAATATCTAATGAATCTCTGTTTTCGTACAAATGAACTCCATGAAAATTACGGGTTGAATCGATAAATAGGGAATACCCCACAAATGCAGAGAGCTTGGTCACAAATGATTTAGATTCCAAGAAACAAAAAAGGTCATTCAAACCAGGTGGTAAATTGTGTTTGTCACGTAAGGTATATTTCTGTTCAAAGGGATTATTGTAACGATCAAATTGATCAGGTGGTATTGCTAAAATTTCTTGTTGGACAGCCAAGGCGGTAGCTTCATCTAAAGCACTATCCATGTAGCAATAGGGAAATGGCTGTGTTTGTTGATACGACACCGAGTCTTGTTCGAAATTTTTAATCATTGGGTAAGTAGTAATATTGGTTGTATGGAAAAAGTACTTGTATTTAAATACAAGTTTGTTATGTAATATTATTACCAATACTAATACTAATCATTAAATCACAGCAGATGAATAAGATTATAGTGTTTGGTAGCACAGGTATGTTAGGACGTTATATAGTTGGTTATTTTCGGCTGAAAACCAATATGCAAGTTGTAGGCATAACACGAAATGAATACGATGTTAAATCTGGTTCAGTTAAGAAATTACGAGAGTTGCTTTGCCAACATCAAACGGATGCAAAAACAGTTGTTTTTAATGCTGTCGGAGTGATCCCACAAAGCCAACCACAACAATCGAGCGATTACTATGTTGTCAACTTCCAGTTTTCTGTAACCTTGAGTCGGGTTGTACGTGAATTAGGAGCTAATTACATTTTACCGGCGACGGATTGTGTGTTTACAGGCATGCAAGGAAACTACGACGAGTCATCTGTTATGGATTGTGACAGCGATTACGGTCACAGTAAGAGAATGGGAGAAGCAATAAGAGGAACAATTATTCGTGTTTCAATCGTTGGTGAAAATCCCAAAGGGATTTCATTATTGGAATGGGCAAAGAGCCAGCAAGGTAAAACAGTACAGGGTTATAGTAACCACTTATGGAACGGTATCACTTGTTTGGAATACGCAAAATTTTTAGACCACTTGATAAAAAGCAATAGTTTATGGCAGGGAGTCAGACACATTCATTCCCCAACAGTGGTTTCTAAAGCAGAGCTATTGCAAATTATAAGTGATACTTTTGATTTAGATTTAACTATAAAATACACAGAGACTGAAACCAAATGCGATCGTAGTCTGTGCAGCGTATATGATTGTGATTACCAGATACCCGCGTTAGAAACACAATTACAAGAGCTAAAGGCATTTGGAAACGAAACGAAATGAAATGGAATAAAATGATTCTTATTTGTACAAATGTGATAGTATGTTATTTGTACAAAATAGTAGCTTTCGAAAATCTAGAATGACTAAATCTAAACGCGTTGCGGTGATAGGTGGTGGTATATCTGGGTGTTTATCTGCAATCCAGATGTCTAAACTACCAAATGTCCAAGTCGACTTATACGAGCGTAAAAATACGTTACTACAAGGTTCACCGTATTGTCATTTACATGCGGGTGGATTCTTGTATCCAGATATTTCCGTTCAGGATTGTATGGAATTGTTGAACAACAGCTTAGAATTTGCCGAGTATTTTGGGGACTTTCTTGACAGACGTCCTTTGATTGTGGCATACAATGTGAATTCTCAATACAACCCACAGACTCTTGTATTCAGAGCTCGTATGATGCAGATGGTTTACTGTTGCTGGGTTAGCGAGCATGGTAACAAGTATCCTTTAGGGCATACTGACCAGTACATTGCGATTTTTACTAGACAAGACGTCGAGCATTTTCAACAACATAATCGTTTGCCAGAAACCACGGATAAAGCCAAACGGTTTCATCAACCGTATGTGGAAGCAGCCTTGTCACAATTGTGTGATTTTGACAGTATCAAGTACCCTTTTGTATCCGTCAACGAACCTGGTATTCGTCAATCAGAGTTGGAACAATATTTAATAAATACAATTTGCGGTAATGTCGATATCCAAGTTTATACTAAAACATTAGTAAGTGAGCAAAATGTCAAACCTGTAGAGAACGGATGGAATATCGTCGATTTAAATAGTCAAACTGATGTGTATTACGAATACCTAGTAGATGCTTGTGGTGGGTTAAGAAGCAAATACTTTCAGGTCGAAACGCCGGAGCTTCTAGAACTGAAAAGTTCATGGGTGGTTTACAACAATTCACATGGTTTGAAGAATCCATATTTTCCCGAGATTGCTATCATTGGATCACGCGGCACAAAGGATGGTTTGATTCAAATAACCCCAATCGGACGAGGAACATTCCAAGTTCATTACATGAACACAAATAGCACCATTTTCCATGAAAACAAAGAATATATCGACACCGTAATTGAAAACGATGATGTATCTTATAGCGATGTCATTCCACGAATGCAAGTTGCTATTCACAGGATTACAGAGCTAATGCCTGTGTTCAGTAACAGTGCACCATTAGAGTGTTTGTGGGGACTCCAACGTACGGTTGGTACAGATGTGTCCAAACGGACATCTCAGATTATATTCCGACCGAACCGCGCAGACATTCAACTAACCAAAGCATCTAGTATTGTTACTTTAGTTAAATTACTAACTAACAAAATCACTGAAAGTGAATGAAATTAAGCGAATTTATAATACAGTTAATTTCAACAAATCAAAAAAGCTAATGTACATTTATTTTAAAAATCCACGTGCTTCAAGGTAACCAGCAAGGCTTTCCTTAGTAATTATAGAAATACTACTGTCATATTTCAGTGTGCGTTCTGTGTATGTCGTTCGATAAGGTGGCTCGACAATAAAGTAATTGTTGTGTTCGACTAAACGAGTAACTTCCGTTTCATTCAATAACGCCTCGTGCATTTTTTCACCTGGTCGAATACCGGTGACTACAATGTGCTTAGAGTACTTTTTAGCAAAAATTTCCACAAGATCTTTGATTAACATAGAAGGTAATTTGGGTATAACGGTGTCTCCAGATTGTGCTTTCAAAATAGCGTAGTTTATCAATCGAACGCTGTCTTCTTGAGTCATGATAAACCGTGTCATATTCGAATGGGTCAACTTGTAATTCGGAGTAATGCTGTTACCGATGCTATTCAATACTTCAATGATACTACCCCTTGAATTCAACACATTGCCATATCTGATGTTAAGAAATTTAGTGGAACACATGTCTTTCATTTTATAAGCAGCTTCGATCATAACCTTTTCTGCTAATGCCTTGGATAATCCGTACGTATTGATTGGTGAACACGCTTTATCTGTACTGACAAAAACCACGTGGCTCAGGTTCTGTAGTTCACGGTAGTTATTTGATACACAATCAGATACGTTCATAGCACCTATTGAATTAATCTGCAAAGTTTCACTGACTTCGTATTCGCAACGATCAACGTGTTTCACGGCTGATGCTATAATGATGATATCAGGACGTGTTCGCAAAATTGCGTTGGAAACTCGTTGTGGGTCCCTAATGTCACCCATGATAAAGTTGATATGTTTATGTTTAAGACTCATTTGCCAATGTTTATTTTCATCCCGTGAATACACGGTAATTTTGTTGTTGGCACCATACATTTCCATAATTTTGTGCCCTAGAGATCCAGTTCCGCCAAAAACAAGAATGTGTTTGTTAGTAAGTAATTGTTCTTTAGACACTAGCGTGAATATGTTCTGCCACATAGAAAATTTAAGCAAGTGGGATTCACTCCACTTTTTAAACACTGCTGATTTGTCACTTTCCCCAATATCGTAATGAGTAATTTCAGGTAGCATTCGAGACATTGTCATAAACGTTTCGTTACGATACCACTTGGCATTGTAATGTTGTTTGCTTTTTAATGGTTTATCTTCTGGGTGCTTCCACAACGACTCGCCACCGATATAAGGAATGCTTTCATCTTCAAAATAAGCAATATCGGCTTCTTGAAGTCGCAAAAAGAAATCGTTGTCTTCCCAACCACCTATCAAAAATCGCTCGTCAAAGAATCCCATTCGTCTGATCAGCTCCTTGCGTAAACCAAAACAACCAAGACGGTACAGAGTAGCTAATCCATAACCATCATCGATGCGTTGTAACAAGCGTTCAATGTCTTTAGGAGTAGGACGTACCCGATGACTACAAAAAATCACGATTTCGGTCGGGCTCAAAGTGATGCAATCGTTGACCAATTTAGAAAAACTGGGATAATCTTTACCGATCAAAATATGGGTTTGAAGTGGGTGTAATGATTTTACAACTGGTTGCGCTAAAGTTTCCTCTTTGACGCCAATGACAATAGTAAAATCAGTTCTGTTTTTCAAATCCATGATGGTGTTAATAATGTTAGTTTCTTATACTTGGATGTTATCTTTAAATCATATTAGTCAATCAAATTGATTTTATAATGTTTATTGTATTCCTTGTTCAATTCTCTGGCTTTATCATTGTATGATCTAGCAGCATCTACTTCGTGTTCAAAGAAACCTAAATGCAGCTGCTTTTTGTCGGCTCGATATTTGTTGTTTTGTTTTTAAAATGTAACACCATAATGTTTGCTGGTTTTTCTTGATGACTTGTGGTTTTGAATTTGTTCAAAAATGTTATTGGCTACCGTCGTATAATTTGGAATGTCATTCAATACGTAATTGGTATTGAAACAAGTGTTATAGTAAAGAGCTTGTTGGTTATATAGTTTCGCACATTCTATTGGATCTGTATGGTTTCCCAGGTGATACGTTTTAGTTTTATATTTGATACTGACAACATAGTATTGTCGTTTGTCGTCATAGCTCACACCATTATATTGTGATGTTGTTCTTTCTTGTACTTGAGCTTTGTTTTCTTCAGGCACATTTCTTGGTGTAGGTGTATAATCTGGAATAACGTTCAGTGTATAATTTGTGTTTTGGGTTTGGTTAAAATACAAGGCGTAATCGTTATAAGCCTTTGCACCTTCAACTTCCGTGTCAAAGTATCCCAAAAAAACTTCATTGTAATGCATTTTAAGGGCAGCACGCCACTTGTTTTTATCTCGGGACCAAAAAACTCCTTTGTACGTGCATGTTTTGTTTTTTAGCTGTTGACCAGTCAACTTGTAAATATTGGTTTCTGTAATCGGATTTGTTGGTTCATGTTGATTGTCTATACGAGTATCATTTTGTTCTAATTCATTTAAAATTTGCTGGAGTTGTTTTTCTTTGTGATGGTCAAAGAAATTAGAATAATCTTCACTTGATGTGTGATTGTATTGATTTAAAAACTGTTGTGTAGTATACAATACATGCAGTGCGTACGTGACGTCTTTGTCATTTAGATAAAACCATTCTTTTCGGCCATTGACATTAAACGGCTTAAGAATTCCATGTACTGTTTTTTCCAATAGTTCACAGTCATATGACTCGATTTCATGGTATATTTTCAAGGATTTTTCACTAGAGCTCGTGTTTAAATTTCTTAATCGTCTGTCAGGGATGTGTGCCATACCAATTTTGTAATGACCTGGCTTTGATCTATCTTTGATCATATACACATAACCGGCGCGTCTAGCTAAAAAGCCGTTGGTTTGTGGTTTGTGTTCATAAAATTGTAACTTCTTTTGTTATTCTTCAAGCTGCGTTTTATTGTCTTCTATTTCTTCTTTAATGATTTGATTGTACATATTTTCGAGTTTGACGTAATATTTTCGTATCTCTTTTCCTTTTGGAGTCTTGGCCAACATACACAAATTTTTGAAAGTATCGATATTCAACATAATTTCTTCTTCGCATCTTCCGGCATGTTGTTGTTTTCTCCCTAGGGAGAATTATTAATTTATAGTCTTCGTCCTTGGTGAAATTATTTTCTAAGGTTCTTTTTGCGTTGCCTTTATTAGCAAACCCAATTAGTTTGTGTACATCCTCTAGGTTAACAGGATAATCATCTGTTGGATGGTAGTTCATATACACGTACAAATTCGCTACATACCATTGTTGTTCTTCCTCTGTAAATTCTGTACTCAGTTTGTCGATCATCTTGGTGTGAACCCACCTGTGTATTATTTCCTGAGGACAAACCCCGTTTTTATCGTCTTTATTTTGCCTTTTTAGCGTGAGTTTTATAGAATTTTGTAAGAGCTTGATCGAAATTCAAGCTATGACCGAAGTGAAATGCCTCTGGGCGTTTTTCTAAAATTAATTTACATGCATCGTGAGGATTGAGACCATGTTTTGCGACTAAATAAGCAGCTATTGATATGGCACTGCGTTGCCGGCCTGCCCAGCAATGTACTAGAATATTATTTTTCTCAATATTGGCATGTTTATGGATGAATTCGACGATACATGGCATGTATTGATACATGAGCTCGAAGTCTTTTTCTTTCAGGGAATCTTCGACAGGAATGCGCATGTATTCTATATCTTTGTTATGGGCAAAATGATTGGGAATATCGCGGGTACAATTCAAGACGGCGGTGATTTTTTTGTCTTTAAAAAGGTCACGGTCCTTTGCCGCTTGGTAGTTACCGAGGTACATACGATCCATAACTTTGTTGTACTTGGCTAAGGGTTTGTCTTCGTCTGAAATTCTCAATCCTGCTTTGATAGGAGAATGTTTGCGAATGTAATCGGCGACGGTCATTTTGTGATCAGTGCGCCTGGTGCGCTTAGGGCTTTTTTTCTTTTTTTGATCTGGCATATGGATACGTGTGTAATCGTTCGTAATTACAATTACACAAGAAATAAATTAAATCGAATTACGGCTTAGCTACGAGTTAATCGTTTATTGTTGTACGAATTTCATTCTTTCAAAACTTTGGACATTCCCTTTCCAACCACCTTGATCAGACAAGAATCCTCCTCTATCAGATTGGATGCCGTAAATTTTGTCTTTTCTGACGGTATTGTTTTGAAGGTCAGTTAGGATTGCATTCATATTGATCGTACGGGCATCTAGTGTACTTATAGCTGAAGCAGCATTAACACCATTAGCCTTGAGTATATCTAATTCAGCTAAAATATCGCGCATATTAACAAACAATTTTTCCTTGGCCCATAGATTTTTAGCAGCTAAACCTTTGTTATAATCGTTGATGTCATCTTTATTTCCAACTAGACGTAACCAATCATCGTCTTGACGTAAATGTGTATCTCCAATGCGAAGAGCATCCCATACTCTGACTACTCGTGTTTTATCTCCAGATTTACCTGCACCAACTAGGTTTAATGTTCCGCCAGCACCACCGTCGTAAAGACCATAAGTAATTTGTCCGGCGACATCTTGGCGATCAAAGCCATCACCAAACTGGAGCGCGGTAGATTTAGGAATGTAAATAGTTTTAGGTACGTCAAGGTAAAGAAAGTCACTGGTAGCAATATGTAATTTGGAGTCATCATAGATTTTGCTAGCTCCATAGCCCCAATCAATACCTTTCTTCCCCGTTGGTATTTTACACAGTTCTCCGTCTGCGCACCACATACTTTTGGTTTTCATGTCATCATAACTGACTTGACCTGGTGCCCCTTGAATACCGGTATCACCTTTGTCTCCTTTATCACCTTTATCACCCTTTTCACCACGATCACCTTTATCACCTTTAGGTCCAACGGAACCGGTATCACCTTTGTCCCCTTTGCTTCCAGTTTCACCTTTGGGTCCAACGAATTCTCGATAACCTTTAAGTTTGTTGATTAGATCTGTCTTGGTAGTGTCATCGAAAGCGCTCCAAGTGACCAAGCCTTGTGGTCCTTGTGGTCCTTGGGGTCCAGCTGGTCCAATTGGTCCTTGGGGTCCGATATCGCCTTTATCTCCTACTTTACCTGGTTGTCCTTGTCCCATTTTTTGAATGTTTGTTTTAATACTAATATGTATATTATAAAATTAATTTACAAAATTGTTTTCAAATTAAATACCTTGATTAATATTTTCTGCACTTAAGCCGTGGCGTGACTCATAACATCGCTCATAACACCGCCCATACCACCGTCCATACCACCACCCATACCACCGCCCATCATGCTTGAAGCGCTGGAAGATACACATAGCAAAACAGATACAATGGAAATAGCTATGTATGCCGCAAATGGATCAAACCCTTTTGACGTTGCAGAACTTGAGCTGCTTGTGTCGGAAGTGGTAGCACTTGTACCTGTTTGTGAAGTTTGTGTTACCGCACCTGCATCGGAAACACATTCGATGATAGCTTTGTTAGCTTGCGTCAAACTACTGTCCGTCACTCGTGAACCTACAATGTTGATCACGTTTTCTTGTTTTTGACTGTTCAAACATCCCATCATAATATCGTTGACTTGACGATCGGTAATGTTAGTGTTGATGCGATTGGTTTTTTCAATGTTAGTATCGTTTTCGGTGATAGCGGCACCAATCCCCGCAACAGCGTTAGCTTCTAATTGTGTTTTTAAAAGACTGGCGATTTTAGCATCTGTATTTTGCTCCTTGTTTACTTGAATGGCAGCTCGAAGTAAACACATGTTCTTGGCCAGATTGCGTTGGTCTGTGCTTAGTTTGGTGACATCAGAACCAATAATATTGAGTACGTTGGATTGGTCTTGTTTACTAGTACATGTGTTTTGGATTCTATTAAAGGTCTCGGAAGTAACAGCTAAGTTCGTTTCATTCAGTTCTTTGACAGATACTTGGTTTTTACTGGCTGAAGCTCCCATAGTGTTATATAGTAGTTAGTATTATATAATCTAAATAAAAAATTGTTTTACGAAACTTGATAAAAATACAATACAGACAGTTGTTACTATACACCGTTTTTTCAACTAGACTGATTTTTCATCTAATGTCTTAAATTTGAATTTGATAGAGTCTCGGTGAGATTTCATTGCCAACCACATGAAGAACTCCATGCGGGAAATGTTTTGACTTTTGTTTAATTTGGTGTCTATCCTTGTTATGTATTCGTCAATTACCGGAGCTTCAAGCGCTACTACAATAATACGGCGCAAAGCGATAACCAAGCCAGTGAAAGATTCAGGGGTTTTATCTGTCTTGGGATTAAAGAATAAACATTGTTTTACAACTTTATCTTGACCCGCCCGATCTAAATTATCACATGTGTTCACCCGCAAATTGTTACGATAAAATTCATAAAAACGGTTTAATAATGCGCTTTCTACATCGTTAGCATTATTTATTTTTAATGTTCCTTCGACAATATCCTTACGGATTTTCATCATAATACTGAAATCGATATACATGTACCAATAAACGTTTTTGGATTCTGGATCAGTGTATTTGGATATGTACAAACCATCGTCTCCCTTGAAAGCTGAAAAAGTGAATCGTTTATATTCAAACAAAGTTAAATCAGGATCATAGTAAACAAACTCTTGAACAAAGTTTTTTTCATCAGAAATATACCACGGATTCATTACCATGTATTTTAAGTAACCATCTGGTGCTGGTGTTCTGGTCCAACTGCCATCATAGAGGTAACCAATGGCTTTAAACACCTTACCAACATCATAGTTTTGTATAACACTATTTCTAAAATCTTCATCTGAGACAAACAGAGGGTGAAAGACGCATAAAAATTGATGGATGTTATATATTTCTTCTGGGCATTCACCGATGTTAATAATGTAATCGGTGTGAGTTTTCAATTTCATGTAGACGTTGTAAATGAAAATACTAATGATGACAATGACTGAGATAATACTAAATGAACTCGAGCCTATCACGGACTTTGTAGCTTTGTTGACAGGCATGAATGTTTACCGACTACTACCTTGAATATACACAACAAAATTTATTTTTAAAACTAATTTGGTCGTCAAACTTGAAACACTACACAAATTGCAAAGCTACGGCTTTGTCCCTGCCAGTTACTCGAATGAAATGATTGTTTTCATTCACACCAAGGTATTGTCCATTGTATAATTGAAGGTAATAGGAGTCTCCATTGGCCACTAACTTGAATTTAGCATTGGGAGCATATGGGTTGAATGAATCAACTTTAATATGGCCTCCATCGGGATTGTCACATTCTTCAGCAAAACATGCAGTGATGTAATATCCTTCTGATTCTAATGCTAACAAGTCATCGGCGAATTTTAGAATGCTAAAAGTTTTCTTATTGGGTTCGCTGGTGAGACAGAGGTGTTTATCGGTACACACAGAAGCAAACGAACCATCAAGTGATTTTAATGCTACTTTTTGATTGGTCTGAAAGTTTTCTCGGGAGCGAAAGAAAAAGAAGTATACTATTATCACGATAAAAATGATCAAGTACAAATTCATTGTAACTTAATTATTATTAACATTGAGCAAGAAAAATTATTTTCGTATAATTGTCGTCGCAATATCAGAAATAGATATACTTACTGTTAAGTTTGTTACTTGTTACTATCTTAAAATCATAATAGAAAGAATCAACAGAGTACAACAAATACAGATTATTAAAGCCGCTGATGTACTAGCACCATAAGTGGCGTACTTCTTCAGTTCTGCTATTTGTTGTTGTGCCTGTTTGTCATCTTTGTTGGTTGTGTTTGTTCCACTACAAGAACTTTGCTTGAATTCAGAATCAGTAATATTGCTACCTAGCGCATTAATGGTACTATTGTCAACACAAACATTAGGACACGTTTCTTCGTTGAAAGCAAATCGGTAAGCAGTTACATTGGTTGAACATGAATCAGCCCAACATTTAGGGTTCAATCTGCCCATTTTAGGATCAGGAATGTTTTTAAACGCATTGGCGGAGCATCCGCAAAAGTTTAGTTCATCAGAGTTTGTTTTACACCAATCCGAAACAGCTTGGTCACAGGCTGAACGATTAGCATTTCTGAAAGTTTCATTTTTACAATCATATACCGAAGTCATTTTGTTGTGGTGGTAAGTTGTAATTACCAAACAATTTTTATTTGCAAAATTATTTGAAAAAAATGGAGATTGGATTCATGGCTGGTAGCTCAATCCATCCCTCACCACCCCCTGATGTGTTTTCATCATAAATAAAAACAAATTATCTTACTACTACCATTATCACTACGACCATTACTACCAGGCATTAGCGTCTCTGGTGCCCCAAGTCGTACCTTCACCTTTTTCTACAGCTGCATATTTACGGAATTGATGTTGATGAGTGTTAAGCCGGTCCTTAAGAATATTAGTTCTGTTGTATAGGTCGCCTAAACCATCAGCCACCCAACCCCTACGAATTGAGCGACTGACCCATAAGTTTCCATCTTGTGCCATTCTTAAATGTGGTTGGTTGTCACCAGCATCAGCATCACCACGTCTAAAAACAAGGTGATCACCATCTTGTCTAATATTCCAGCCGCCAATATTGATTCTGTCTGTTTCTAAAACGGGAATGCGCACCCGATCGTTGTTAATATGCATTTTTTCATTGTTATTAATGTTGAAGTGTATGTTATCATCCGAATTTATACGTAACTGACCATCGTCGTAAATTTTACTGGCCCCATAACCCCAATCAATTCCCTTTTTACCGGATGGAAGTTTACACAGTTCTCCATCCGCACACCATATGGTGAGACTTTGGTCAAACAGGTTACTTTTTAGTGCGCCAGCGTCTCCAATATTACCATCAGCACCTCTAGGTCCTTGAAACTTGACTTTGTATTTGTCAGACGAAAGCGTGTCAGCTATGGCCGTTTGGAATACGTTATTGCTGCCAAGTTTATCTTGAAGACTTTGGATCACGGTAGTATTGGATCCAATTGAAGTGGCTAGTGCATCTCCCAATTTGTTGGGGTTGCTTGCGATAGCGGTGGCAAGAGAATTTTTGTTAGTGTCATTGTTTGTAATTGCCAAGGCCAGGTCGTCGTATTTAATCGCACTTGCTGCGGCTTTACTTACATCACTGACTTGCGTTTTGAGAACATTAAGTGAACTGACAGAAGCGTCAAGCGAGCCTACTTTATTTTTAAGTTTTTCAAATTCACCTGGGTCAACCCCAGAACCACCTGCGCCCATTGTAACAAAATGTTATTAATGTATGTCAATATTTTTTTATTCTAATTATAAATAATGATTCCCAACAAATGTGATAGTTACAAAAAAACGGAGATTATAAACAATGTATATAAAAAAAATCCATTGTATGTCAAACGTGTAATCAACTGTCACGTTTATTTGGTACGTGTATGTCAAGATTGTGGTTACAGCGAAGATTGTGATGGTCCAGATACCAATTCACAATGGCTGAGCAGTGTTAGTGTAATTTAAGGTAATTTAAAACTAAAAGAAATTGAGTTAGTATCACAGTAATAATTACTCAACATGAATCAAGAAATCAACAACAAAAAATTGCGTGTGTTATTTCGTGGCTGGACCGCCATTCCACATAGTTATGCCATGGTCAATTGTTTCCAATTGCTTCATTTACACAAGTACTTTGGGGATAAAGTCCAAATATATGTAGAGGAAATGGAGTATTACCGTAAGGAATGGAACACCGCGAAAAAATGGGTGTATGGCGAAGTTTACAATCAAATTCTGCAGGGTTTAAAAAAGTGGTCAGGTGAAGAGATAGACGTTGTCTATAGTATTACGTATCCATACAACGTATCGGAAGTGAAAATTAATGGTAAAAAGGTACCAAAGTGTGTCTTTTACACTTCCGAGTTTGCTTGGTTAAATAATGAATACTTTACTTTAGGTGAGAGCAATTTTAGTGACAATGACCAAGTGACATGCCATTTACAAAAAAATCCCGAAATTTACTTTACTGCGCCTAGTGTTTGGTCGGGACAAGGCATCAGCAAGTACAATATATCTGATGTCCGCAATCGTGTGATTACACATGGAGTAGACCCCAGTATTTTCTACTTGCAAGCAAACAGGTCACAGCGCAAGGCAGTGCGAGAATTCTATAAAGTAAAAGAAACAGACATTCTTCTGATTAACATTGGGGCGATGACAGGAAACAAAGGGATGATGTTGATATTGCAAGCACTCCATGAACTTGTGAATAAACGGAACCACCGGGAATTTAAATTATTACTAAAAGGAACCGGAGATTTGTACAATTCAAAGCAATTTTTGGAGTCGTATTTTGAACAATTACAACGCGAATCGGTGTTATCAAAAGCAGACACTGATAATTTACTTGAAAATCAGATCATTTTTTCGGACAAGACATTAAGTTACAGTCGAATCAATGATCTGTTTAATGCGGCGGACTTGTATATTTCTCCGTACTTGGCGGAAGGTTTTAATCTGACGGTACTAGAGTCCTTGGCGGCTGGTTTACCAGTATTGGTACCGGAGACGGGCAGTACCAGAGAGTATATCAATGATATTTCAAACAGTGGTTTGGACACCAGCAAGTACGTAATCAAGCTTAGAAGTCAAGTGGGAAAACATCCAAGTGGGATGCTACAAAACGTGATTGAATTAAGTGATTTGATCCACACTTTAATTAATAATCGTAGCAATATTCAAAATATGAAAGAACAACGGTACACGAATTACTATGACTTGCAGCGCTATATTAGCACCCATTACAGTTGGCGGCGTGTGGTGGAATTGCTGTACGAGTACTTGTGTAGTATTTTGAATACTTGTAGTCAATCCTAATAATTATCAAAAGTAATTTTCTTGAGTACTAACAAGGAAATCAAGAAATGGACATAATTATAATGTTGTTGTTGGTTGTTGGATTAGTGATGGTGGGAATTTCATGGTTGAAATCAGAATTACGTTGTCCCCCTCCTAAAATAGTGTATCGTTACGTACCTAAACACACTTTAGATGTGCAATTTGGTGAGGAAAACAGTCCTAGTCAGATTTATCAAGATATGTTTACCCAGAGTTCACCTTGGCAAGGGGGATATGAATTGGGTAAAGGCAAACCGACCGTGACGGTTGCTAATCGACCGGAAGCCTAGGTGGTCGTCAACGACAAAACCTTGGTAAAATTAGGGAAAACATTTTCTATGGCAAATCTAGATTAATATTGTTGTCAATGTTACGTAATTGGTCTCATAACTTTTTTAAAGAAAGTATATTTGATTTGCTTTCATTGGGTATCGGTGTCATTGGCTCGTTAGGAGCGAATCTAGTAAGGAAGGTTCCTATGTTGGAAATGATGGTAATATTGGATGGGGTGGTTTCAGCAATAGCATTTGCAAAGGAATACCTATTGTATAAGGTTTCAGAAGCTAGAGTAGAGCAACACAAACAAACGGAATACAAGCAAGAAGTAGTCAAACGATGTAATCAAACATACGTTTTGGGAATGATTGAGCGGTACATGATGTATTCGTGTATTCATTTGTGCTACGTGACGGTATCAGTGTGCGTGTCTAACGTGATAAGTATTGGTTGGTTGGGGGTGGATATAGACCATAACCATTATTGGTCTAATACTGTAATGACCGGTATGTACATAATAGGAATGGGATTAGTCGTGCCCCGTGTTCAAAATAGAATAGTAACAGTGCCTTGGGTAGATCGAAGTATTCGCAGATACAATAAAGACAAAGAAACATTCTTACGCTATTCCTTGTCAAAGTCGATTATTACAAGTATACAAACGTTGCATCCAGGAATTCAAGAAATCAAGAACTATCAGATATTTATTTTGTATAGTCAAGTCAGTTTCGAGTATGCGTGGGAATTCGTCAAATCATACGGGTTTATATATCTACTGAACCTATTAAGAAGTTGGGATTCAACTTATTACTACTACAAAGCCATTAAATTTGCGTATTACTACAACACTGGATATATGTTTAATACATTAACTAATCAGGACTCCGTGTACATTATCAACGTTATTATCAGTGGAAAACGATGGGGCGATTTGTCAAAAATAGAAGTAGTTAACGCGTTTTACAGTTTAGTTTCATCGAAATTTACTGACAAACATGTCCATTATTGGACAGAGATACAATTGTGTATGTTTAAAATATTTATGGTCTGGAGTATAGTATGTGTGTTAAAATTGTTTAGTGTGTACATCAATACAATAACACTGATAATGTATTTGTTAGTGCTGTGGTATTCTTTGGATACAATGGCAATTGGTAGCAATGACACGATTGATGTTGTAAAACAGGTGTTTTCTGCTGTGATAGTGTACTTGCTGATTGTGTTAAATGTAAACGACATCATCATAAGTTTTGTGTTTATAGGGAACATGGTATTGTATTACGTTTGTGAAGAGACATGTTTTTATATGAAGAACAGAAAGGATATTCACAAGGTGGTGGAATTTTACACAAACAAAACAAAGTCCAAAAAGACAATAAAAAGTCAGTAAAAAGTTTGAAACCAAAAAAAAAATTCGTGGGTAATAATAATGATAGAAGAAGAACTGACACGGTTATTGGAAAGACAGTGGACCGATGAGGAACGGGCCATGATCAATCGCATTATGGATGGATTGTTGTATTACAAGAAACTCATACCAAAAGCGTTGAAGAATGACGTGGTAGCAGCATTGCAGTTATGTAATCGATTAAAACTGCAATTGGAAGATTTGATACAATCACAAAGAGAACAAGAACAAGAACAAGAACAAGAACAAGAACAAAATAAATGATTTTAAGAAAGTAGCAGTTTATAACTTTATTTTATTTTCTTGTATAAGAGTATAAAATAATAACAATGTCCGAATTTGATTTTGATTTTGAGTTAGTTTTTACCAGTGATTTTGACCAAGCTGTGTTAGATGCCTCTGGTTCACCCCATGCAGCTGACCCCGAGTTCCAACAACAAGTGCAAGGTGTGTTGGGGAGTGTTAAGATGATTTTACAACTACAACCAGGCATTAACCTGATGTCAACATACCTAGCATTTACGGGTACTCGATACAAGGTGACATTGACAGTTTAATTATCGGTTACAACAATAGTTTTTCAAAATGGTATACAATAAGAGTACTCAAAATGGTTTACAACAATAGTTTTCAACAACAGTTTTCAAAATGGTTTACAACAATAATTTTGAAACCTGCTAAACACCAAATCGTAAATTTCCTATTTAATCATAATCGTGTGGGTATGGGTCTGTCGAACGTCTCACAACAATACACCTACATGCGATTTGTGTTTACTTTTTGCTATGGAGTTTTTTGTAGAAATAAAACGCGAAAATGCGTTTATTTTTTTTCTTGGCAGAATGTATAAAATATAATATATGTCAACTTTCACTAGTTTGTATTTTAATCAACCCATTGTAGTATTGAATACAACCGATGCAACTGGATTGACGACTGGGTCATTCGTTTTGTACGGTGGTAGTTCGGTTTCTGGAAATTTATATGTCGGAGGTAACTCTGTAATTACTGGATCACTTACTGCTGGTTCGTTTGCGGTTAACAACTTGAATGCCACATCTATCACTGTAGCTAACTTATTAGGAACAAATAACATTCTTACAAATGTTACTGCAACAAACAGTGTGTTGACCAACATTACCGCCACCAATTTATTGCTCACAGCAGGAACTATTACAAACTTGGTTAATACCGGTTTGACTTCCGCGAATTTGTTCAATACTAGCTTAACGAGCAGCTCTGCGCTCATCACTAATATTAACGGCACTAACACTACACTCACTAACATTGTCAACACCGCCATCACCGCCGCTGGTGCCACCATCACAGCTGCAACAGCCGGTAACTTGTTCAACACTAATTTCACATCATCCAACGCCTTAATTACCAACATTAATAATACCAATACCACCATTACAAATTTTGTGAACACCAATGCTACGGTTACAAATGCACTCCAGACCAATAACACTTTGACTAATTTGGTCAACACCGCCTTTACATCGGCAGGAGCAGTAATCACTGCTGGTACCGTTGGTAATTTGTTCAACACGAACTTTACAAGTTCCAATGCCTTGATTACCAACATTAACAACACCAACATTACTATTACAAATGCAGTTGTCACATCTTCCACGATTGGTACTATCAATGCTACCACCGGTACCTTTACTACTCTTGGTACGTCATGGTTGTCCGCTACCACTATCACCGGTGCGAATGCCAGTTTATCAGGCAACTTGACGATTGCGGGAACGTTGGTGGCTGTCAACGTCACTACTACCAACTTAATCGACACCAACTTGACAGCTGGAATTGCTAACGTAACCAACAACTTGGCTGCTATCGGTAACAGCAACACGGTAGGTTCTATCTTTACTACCGGTGGAAACGTGGGTATTGCTACCGCTTCTCCAGGTGCTACTTTGGATGTCACTGGTACCGCTCGTTTTACAACCAGTGTTACTACCGGATTGTTGAATGCGACTAATATAACTGCTACGAACATTGTTGGTACAAACGTCAGTGCCGGTATCGCTCGTTTCACCACTGGTGTGTCAGCAGGTCAATATCTTTATGCATCCAATAGTTCTGGTGCCCTTTTTGTCGGTTCTGACATTGCTAGTTTGTCTGCACTTTCCTCAACTCAGATATACATCGCTGGAAATAGAACAGCTACACAAAATTGTGCGGGTATAGGTTTACAGCGAAGTGCAGCCAGTATAAACAGTCTTGGTATAGATACAAACGATAGCATGGTGTTTACCATACAAAACACCTCTAGTAACTTTTTCCTCAAGTCCAATACGGGTGATTATAATAACACAACAGGAGGAAATTTCTTGATGACAATTCAAGGAAACGGCAACGTGGGTATTGGTACTACAGCTCCTTCTCGCATGTTGTCTTTGAGTGGACCTAGTACCAGTATCACTAGCGGACCTCATTTATGGGTCAATACGTCTGACCAAGCCAACCCTATTTTCCAGCAGTTGAACTGGTCGTCAGATAATATAGCTATGAATTTCGATATGTATTTTGATGGGGCATTCAAAAACAGCAACAGTTCAACTGCGTGGCAGATTTACAAAATTAGTAATCAACTTAGATTTACGTATCAAAACGGAACGGCGGGAAGTTCCAATGGGGCCTTTGGTGCTTTGGTATTGGGTAGTTCGGGCAACGTGGGTATTGGTACTACTTCTCCAGGTGTTACTTTGGATGTCGCTGGTACCGCTCGTTTCTCGACCAGTATTACTACCGGATTGTTGAATGCGACTAATATCACTGCTACGAACATTGTTGGTACAAACGTAAGTGCCGGAACGTTGTCCCTCAGCAATGCCAATATCACCACCGCGACAATTGCTAACTTGCTCAACACCAACATGACCGGCACTAATGCTTTGATTACCAACATGACCGGCACTAATGCTTTGATTACCAACAATACACTTGCCAACATTGTCAACACCGCCATCACCTCTGCTGGTGCCACCATCACAGCTGCGACAGCTGGTAACTTGTTCAACACGAACTTTACAAGTTCCAATGCCTTGATTACCAACATTAACAATACCAACTCTACATTGACCAATATCGTTAGTACTGCAATAACATCGACTAATATAATAGTAACCAATGCTCCTGGGGTTGTGGTAGGTACTAATAGTACATCGAGTAACTTGGCTATATATGGACCTTTCGCTGATGGTTTTGGGTACATACAATGTGGTACTAATACAACTTCTGGAAGTGTAAGATTCAGTCAATGGAATAGCACTGTCAATACACTGGCAAATTTCCAAGTTTACTCAGCTGCATCATCTTTTCAAGGTGGAAACGTGGGTATCGGAACTACTTCTCCAAGTACTACTTTGGATGTCACTGGTACCGCTCGTTTCACAACTGGTGTGTCAGCAGGTCAGTATCTTTATGCATCCAATAGTTCTGGTGCCTTGATGGTCGGTTCTGATACTGCTAGTTTTTCTGCACTTTCCTCAACTCAGATATACATTGCTGGAAATAGAACAGCTACACAAAATTGTGCAGGTATAGGTTTACAGCGAAGTTCAGCCAGGATAAGCAGTCTTGGTTTGGATACCAACAATAACATGGTGTTTTCCTTACAAAACACCGCAGATAACGTTTTATTCAAATCCAATACGGCTGATTATAATAACACAACAGGAGGAAATTTCTTGATGACAATTCAAGGAGCTGGCAACGTGGGTATTGGTACTACTTCTCCAGGTGCTACTTTGGATGTCACTGGTACCGCACGTTTCTCGACCAGTGTCACTACCGGATTGTTGAATGCGACTAATATCACTGCTACGAACATCGTTGGTACAAACGTCAGTGCTGGAACGTTGTCCCTCAGCAATGCCAATATCACCACCGCGACTGTTGCAAACTTGCTCAACACCAACATGACCGGCACTAATGCTTTGATTACCAACAATACACTTGCTAACATTGTCAACACCGCCATCACCTCTGCTGGTGCCACCATTACAGCTGCGACAGCCGGTAACTTGTTCAACACGAACTTTACAAGTTCCAACGCCTTGATTACCAACATTAACAATACCAACAGTACTATTACAAATGCAGTTGTCACGTCTGCCACTATTGGTACTATCAATGCTACCACCGGTACCTTTACTACTCTTGGTACGTCATGGTTGTCCGCTACTACTATCACCGGTGCGAATGCCAGTTTATCAGGCAACTTGACGATTGCGGGAACGTTGGTGGCTGTCAACGTCACTACTACCAACTTGATCGACACCAACTTGACAGCTGGAATTGCTAACGTAACCAACAACTTGGCTGCTATCGGTAACAGCAACACGGTAGGTTCTATCTTCACTACCGGTGGAAACGTGGGTATTGCTACCGCTTCTCCAGGTGCTACTTTGGATGTCACTGGTACCGCTCGTTTCTCAACCAGTGTTACTACCGGATTGTTGAATGCGACTAATATCACTGCTACGAATATTGTTGGTACAAACGTCAGTGCCGGAACGTTGTCCCTCAGCAATGCCAATATCACCACCGCGACTATTGCTAACTTGCTCAACACCAACATGACCGGCACTAATGCTTTGATTACCAACAATACACTTGCCAACATTGTCAACACCGCCATCACCTCTGCTGGTGCCACCATTACAGCTGCGACAGCCGGTAACTTGTTCAACACGAACTTTACAAGTTCCAACGCCTTGATTACCAACATCAACAATACCAACTCTACATTGACCAATTTGGTAAACACCAACATGACTGGCACCAATGCCTTGATTACTAACAATACTCTTGCCAACATTGTCAACACCGCCATCACCTCCGCTGGTGCCACCATCACAGCAGCGACAGCTGGTAACTTGTTCAACACTAATTTCACTTCATCTAACGCTTTAATCACCAACATTAACAATACCAATAGCACCATTACAAATTCAATCCTGACCAACAGTACTTTGACTAATTTGGTCAATACCGCTGTGACATCAGCCGGAGCGGTGATTACGGCCGGTACTGTTGGTAATTTGTTCAACACGAACTTTACAAGTTCCAACGCCTTGATTACCAACATTAACAATACCAACAGCACGATTACCAATTGCGTCAATACCAACATTACATCTGGTACCATTCGTTACACCAATTGTATCGGCACTAACGAAACGGTGGGATCACTGAATGCAACAACGGGTATCACTACGGGAACTTTGTTTGCTAATACAGTGAATATTACCCCAAGTTTAGGTGACATTGTCACAGAACGTAGTTTTACGGCAGCTAATGCGAATACAAGCGCATCAGTGGTGACCGGTTTTTCATTTTCCAATGCTGTGGTGCGTGCGGTTAATGCTTTGGTCTCTGTGGCTGTTATTCGAAGCACGGGTGGTAACTTGTGTGCCAATTACGAACTTAAAGCTATCCAACGTGATACAGCTGGTTCTTGGTCCTTGAATAGTTCCTATGTAGGTGACAACACTGGTGTTATTTTCTCAATGGACACATCCGGTAATATCCTTTACACTTCAAGTTCTTTGGGTAATTTCACTTCAAGCACCATAAAATTCCGTGCTAACACTACCAGTATCTAAGAGCACAACTATCATGTCCCTTTTTCTCATTTCACATTTTTAATCAAAAAAATTAAAAATGACTACACAATAAATAAGAATGATTACCGTAGGTAGCACTGACAAGCAATTATTTGATTGATTTGGTAATGTGTAGAAATAATTTTGTTGTGATTAATTAATACTCTTTGACTAGATGGCTTCTTATGAGTTTAATCCGATCAACATTCTGGATTCTACAAATGCTACAGGTGTAGGCACTGGTGGTTCATTGACTGTAGGTGGTGGTGCTTCAGTAGGTAGAGATCTTTACGTAGGTGGTAATATTTTAGTATCTGGTACTACGGCTTCTTTTTCTGATAATATTATTGTTATCAACAGCAATAATTCGGCATCTAATATTGATATGGGTATTCTCTTTCAACGTTCTGCAAGCAATGTGACATCAGATTCAACAAATCAATTGGGAAGTAATAATAATTATACGGGTATCATTTACAGTGAGGCTTTAAGAGCATACAATTTTGGCTATGTTGCAGCTGATTCTTCAAGCACTCAAACATTTAATTATCTGAATGGAATACGAGTGGGTAGTGCGACAATTACTAATGGGAGTTTAAATGCTACATTTAATGCGAATACGGTTGGATCTATAATTACCACGGGTGGTAATGTGGGTATATCTACAAGTGCACCAGGATATAAATTAGATGTTAATGGTAATATAAATTTTTCCGGAAGTCTATATCAAAATGGTAATTTGTTCAATGGAAGCTCTCAATGGACATCTACTGCTTCTAATATTTATTATGCGCTAGGCAATGTTGGTATTGGTAATAGTAGTCCAACATTTGGATTAGATGTGACTGGAACTGCTCGCGTTACTACTGGTATTACAACAGGTGCATTGCTCGCTACAACAAGTATAAGTGCGGGTTCGATTCATGGCACGAATACAACTGTTACCAATGCAGTTCACACCGCTCTAAGCTCAGGAACCTTGAACTTGACTACAGGTATAACATCGGCGGCATTACTCGTAACCGGTTTAATCAGTGCTGCAAATATAAGTAGTACAACAAGTACACTACCGAACGTAGTGTCTTCAAATATTACTACAGCAACGGTCCAAGCAACGACAGGCATAACAACTGGAACG